TAAGGAGCTTTTTTATTTGTGGTGCTATCTTCTTATCCTGCTCTAATTAAAAACAGTAAAAATAATAGGACAATAATCCTATTTAGAAAGGAGGGATAGTTTGAGAATATTTAAATTATATTTACCAATAGACTTATTTAATAGAATTAAATTAATGTCTAAATTTTATAGAGTATCTATTTCTAAAATGATGACAGAATTATTAGAAAGAGGCTACTTAGAAATACTAAAGACAAATACGAAGGGAGAGTAATAAATGGAATACGATAAATATGTAAAAATACCATGGTTTATAATTTTAGATAGAAATATATGTGTTGGTAACAAACTTTTATATGGAATAATTATGCTTTTATCTCATAAAGAAGGTTACTGTTATGCTGATAATAAATACTTAGGAAATTATCTTGGAGTAGGTCCAAGAAGAATATCAAGCTTATTAAAAGAATTAGCAGATAATAATTACATTATTATGGAATATAAACATAAATTTCAAAGAAAAATTTATATTAATGAAGAAAAGTTTACATCTGACCTACATGAAGATTTTTTCTAATGGGTTAGATGTTTTTTTAACACTCAAAGGATATATAGTTCAATAATAATATAATAAATATAATATAGTAAAATAAATAACATACACAATACTAAAACAAAATAAAATTCTAAAATAATTCTAGCATTATAAAACATGGTATTCTAAGTTGGACTCATCCAGTTCCCCGTATTAGTGTTATACCTTATTCTACACATCATATTCAAAGTATATCTGAACTTTATCAAATTTGTAATACTAAACTTAATAATTAATACTCTAGCAAACATGATGTTGGTTTTAATAATGAAAGTAATAATAAAACTGATAATTACAATATTGTTAAAAAAGTTTAATCATTAACGAAATTATATATTATTTTCTTGTGGTTCAAAATTAAATTATTATATTTGTCATTGTTATAATTAACATATTAAACAAAATAATAAACGCAGTATTATGATTAAATTTAGTACAAGTGGTAAAAATGGTAGTTTTGAAGTAACTCTGCCTACTAATCTTTCAGAAATTCCTAATAAATATCTTTATGATGTTACAAAAGATATTGTAATTGCTGATGATTATTCTCTAATTGGTATTTGTTATTGTGAAGCTTTAAGTTCTATTCTTTTTGCTAATAATGCTAAGAAAGGTAAAATTACAACAGGTGTTGTTCCTATTTTTATAAAACACGGAAATACAAATAATGATTATATTCGTAGTATAAATTGTGGTGATAAACTAGTAATAGCTCCTAGTGATATTGCTATGGGACATCATGTTGTTGCTCCTAATAATAAAATTACAATAGATAACATTTTATATTGTACTGAAGGAGATAATAGAATTTATCAAGAAGCTTTGAAATTTAATAAACGTTGTTATTTCCTTGAATTTAAACTAGTTCCTAATTGTAATATTCATGCTTCTTATAAAAATGATGAAGAACCTAATAAAGGTGCTAATCTTTTTGTTAATAAAACTGATGTAGGGGCATAATAACACAACTCTTCTACGGGGGAGCTAGATTCCAACTAGTACTCTCGTAGAATATTAAACTTATACTACAAATATGAGTGAACAATTTAAATTTCCTAATGGTGGATATGAAGTAACTGTTCTTCGTAAACAAGATATTTTAGATTGTATTGACGATAATATAATAGATAAAGAAATAGCTTTAGCTATTGTTGAACAATGTGAAATAGATGCAGCTACTTGTCTTAGTCAAGGTCGTTGGACAGGACTTCCATATATTGCTAATGTTCAAGTTCCAGCACATATACAAGAGTTTCATAAAAAAGAAAATGAAGAACTTAACAATATAGCTAAAGAAGAACTTGAAGGAAAACAATATGTAATGTTTCGTAAAGAACTTGCAGCTGAATCTGCAAAACATGCTAAACAAGAACGTTTATATCGTTATTTAGTTAGTATTGCAGTAACATCTAATAGAAAACTTTATAGAAGACTTTGTGATGAAAAAGGTGAGTTTTATGCTCGTATTTTTCTTTATGCTTGTAAAAATATAACTGCTGTTGATAATGAATTTATAATGCTTGAAGATAATGAATAATAATAAACTTCTTATAGATAGTTTACTTCTCCTTGATGATACTGGTATGCCTCAACCTCCTACTTTAAAACAACTTATAGATAGAGATGTTAGAGAGCTTTATCGTAGAGATAAAACTAAAGAAAAGAAGATGTACATTGCTGAATGTATTGTTATTTATTATCTTGGAGATCCAAAATCACCTGCAAAACAATCAGGACTTAGTGATCCTGAAGCTCTTAAAATGGCTATTGAACAAGCAGGTCTTCCTAAAACTTATATTCCAGATGTTTTAGTTCTTCGTCTTATTAAAAGATATTATGAAGAAAATATTACTGAAGCTGGTAAAGTTGTAGAAAATATTCTTAAAGGTGTACATAACATTAATCTTAGTATTGATGTTATTAATAGTTTACTTAATGAAAAGCTTAAAAGTAATCCTACTCTAGAAGAAATTCCTATTATTCTAGATATGATGAAACGAGTTAATGAACAAGCTGGTGCTATACCTGCTATGCTTAAAAAACTTGAAGAAGCTAAACAAAATCTTATGTATGAAAAAGAAACTGAAATTAGTCGAGGTGGTCAAACAGTTCTTAGTTCAATGGATGCCGAAGCATATTAAAACAATTATTATACATAAACTAGGAGGTTATACTATATATGACTATATAACTTATGGTAATAAGCGTTATATAGATGGTGTTAAAGATAATAATAAAAATAATAAAACTTATCTACAACATCTTGAATCTGTAGCTTATGGTAAATCTAAACAAGAATGGATTGATTTAATTCATAATGCTATTAAAAATTTATAATATTATAAAAGATATTAGATATGATGAAGAATATTAAAATTAAACTTATACATCTTTTAGGTGGTATATCTCAAGATGAAGCAAAGAAATTTATCAATAATGCTTTTAATGATGCTAATATGTATAATAGAAACTTTATTAAATGTTATTTTACATCGTTAGAAGAAAAGTTATATGGTAAATCTAAACAAGAATGGATTGACATGATGCACAAAGCTATTAAAAATTTATAATATGAGAGATAGTAGATATGATGAAGTTTATCTTTATTTTCAAGAAGAAGGTCATAAATATACAGATAGTTTAGGAAATAAATATTTTTCTGTTACTACTTTAATACATGAAAATTATGTTCCTAAATTTAATCGTAAATATTGGCTTCATAAAAAAGCTAGAGAATTAGGTGTTAGTGAAAAGACATTAGCTAAACAATGGCAAGATATAACAGATGAAGCTTGTGCTAGAGGAACTGCTACTCATAATGGTATAGAAGATGCTATTAAAGATGTTAGTATGTTTAAAAATGCAATACAATATTTAAACCAAGTTGAAAGTGGTCGTGTTGTATCTGTTGCTGACATTCCTAATCTTAAAGTTAAACCTCTTAATGTTGATGCTTTTAAAGAAGCTACACAAAACAAATATCCTGAAATTTATAGAGTATTTCAATACTATACAGATAAAGGATACACTATTTATTCTGAAATAGGTGCTTATCTTATTGATTATCTTATTTCTGGTACAATAGATATTCTTTGTATTCGAGATACAGATTTTGTTATTCTTGATTGGAAAACTAATCGTAATGGTCTTCAATTTGAAAGTGGTTATTTTAAAAAAGATAAAACAACCATACCTGCTCAATTAACTAATGAATGGGTTCCAAAAAAAGAAGATATGCTTCCTCCATTAAATCATCTTCCTAATTGTAATGGTAGTCATTATACTATGCAATTAAGTATGTATGCTAAAATGGTTGAACTTATTTTAGGAATACCTTGTACAGGTTTAGGTCTTTGTCATATCGGAAGTCCTTTTGTAAAAAATGCTTATGGTATGCCTTATAGAGATGTTAATAATCAATATCCTATAGATCCTAATGGTAAAGAAACAGTAAAATGGTATCGTATAACTTATAGACGTACTGAAGCTGAAGCTATATTAAAAGATAGACTTATTCAGTTATCTAGTCAAAAAACTAATTCTAATAACAATCAATTAAATTTATTTCCAAATGATTAAAACAGGTCTTTATAGTAAATGTCTTACTTATGATTTTAAAAAATTATTTAAAGATAAAGGTTATGCTTGGTTTGATAAAGGTGCTTATAATTTAAATATTATAGGTGTTCGTAAGAATAATCCAAATAATAAAATTACAAATTTATATGATGATATTCTTATAGTAGATTATAATACTGAAGTAGGTCATAAACGTCAATTATTTAATATAACTACAGAACCTGGAGCTTATTATATGGAAAAACTTAGTAATCCTAATGGTACTGCTATTTTGGTTCCTAATCAATATCGTGGTGCATGGCAAATAGGACTTCATCGTGGTAAATATAAAGCTCTTGTACAACGTAAACCTGTAAGTGTTTATCGTGATGGTAATAAAAATGATATTTATGATTTAAAACCTACTTCTATTCAAAATGGTTTATTTGGTATTAATATACATCGTTCTAATGAAGCTTGGACTCGTAATACAATAAATCAATATTCAGCAGGTTGTCAAGTATTTAATAATCCTCATGATTTTCTTTCTTTTCTTAGACTTTGTGAAAAACAAAAAGATAAATACGGAAATAGTTTTACTTATACTCTTATTAACGAAACTGATTTAAAATGATTATAAATAAAGAAGATTTTAAAAATGCTATTAAACACGTAATATATTTACTTTGTCTTATAAGCAGTTTAATTATAATATGTTTAGCTGTAGCTATACTTTATGATAAGCATATTAACCGTAATAGCTCCCCCGTAGAAGAAATTAATAAAATCAATTCTGTTAAATTTGAAAATAATAAACTTACTACTGAAATTAATATTTTAGATAGTATTAAAAATAATAAAGTTAATGATGTTACGAAACTTAATAATGATAGTACTATTAAGTTGTTCTATAAACTTATTAGCACAAAACAATAAACACTCTTCTACGGGGGAGCTAGATAGTGTACGTGTTTCTTATAATGATTTACGTATAGTTAATAGTAAGCTTGTAGAACTTGATTATACAAAACAAATTAATAATAAATTATATAATATAATACGTAATGATAGCATAATTATAAACAATTATAAAAGTGTAAATGATAATTTTAATAAAACTATAAATAAATATAAACGTCAACGTAATGTCGCTTTTATTACTTCACTTTGTGCTATTGTTGGTATAATTTTTTCTTTTGTAAAATAATATGGCAAGAAGTGAAATTAGTATTGAAGAATTTATTAGAACTTATCCATTTCTTGAATATATAAATGAAGATAAATCTCATTACAAACACGCTAAAGATGAAGGTTATGATGACCCTGATGATTTATTTCTTATAGGTGATAGTGGAGGATTTCTTCTAAATATTCAGCCAGGTGATAAATTTGTTAATACTTATTTATTTACTGAAATGGCTGATTTTTATCGTAAATATAAAAAATATACAAATTATAAAGAAGATAGTATTCCTCATAGACAACTTAGAAAAAGAGAAGAATATCGTAGACTTAATGGTTTTACTGCTCCTTGTCTTTTACGTAATGGTGTAGTTCAAAATGTTCGTATTACTGGACATCATTATAATTTTCTTAATTATACTATGATGGAACAGCTTGACACTAGTAAAGCTAAAGCTGGTAATAAAGCTAGTGTTGGTGCTAAACATTATGATTTTAGTAAATTTATAGATGCTCAATTTTGGACTTTTCATATTATAGATTTTGCTAAACGTAATGGTTTTCATCTTATAATAGATAAAACTCGTCGTGGTGGTTTTTCTTATATTATGGCTGCAAAGAGTTCTAATACTCTTAATCTTCAACCACGAAAAGTAGTAATTCATGTTGCTGCTGATAAAAAGTTTCTTACAGCTACTGGTGGTTTAACTGATTTTACTATTAATAATCTTAGATTTTATGAAACTAAAACACCTTTTGTAAAAGGTATTCTTTCTACAGATAAAGAAAACTTTCGTTTAGGTTTTAAACTTCCTAATGGTATTGTATCTCCTAAAGCTTGGCAATCTGCATTATTTAGTGTTTCAGCAATGAATAATCCTGATTGTGCTATTGGTAAAGATGCTATAGATGTAAATGTTGAAGAGCTTTCTACTATGGAAAACTTTGATGATTTTATGGCAGTTACCGAACCTGCAATGAGAACAGGTTCTTATGTTACAGGTAATCTTACTTGTTGGGGTACAGCTACTAGTGGTAATATGCAAGTTTTTGAACAGAACTTTTATTCTCCAAAATCTTTTCATTTTATGCCTTTTGAAAATGTTTGGGATAAAGATTCTCGTAATGAAATTTGTGGTTATTTTAAACCTTATGCTTGGGGACTTCAAGGTCAATTAGGTGATAAGTTTGCAATGGATAAAGATGGTAATTCTGATTTAGAAATAGGTCTTAGAATTGCACATAATGAAAGAATAAATAAAAAACAAACTGCTAAAACTTTTGCCGATTATATCAATTATCTTGGTCAATATGCTTTGATGCCAGCAGAGTCTTTTAGTAGTGCTACTGAAAATATATTTAGTAGTGAAGAACTTCTTGCTTGGGAAGAAAGACTTAGAACAGATAATAGTTTTAAATTTTATGTAGACGGTTGGTTATTTGAAAACAACGGAAAAGTTGAATTTAAAACTAATGCTCGTATAGAAGCTGAAGGAGGTGTATTTAATAAAGATTATTGGGATTGGATTGAAGGTGTTCCTCGTAAAGGACATGAACATCCTCATGGTTGTATTCGTAAATGGTTCAATCCAATGAAAGTTCCTTATCATGATAAACAAGGACAATTAATAACTGGAACACCTCCTGGTATGTATTCTATAAGTTATGATCCTGTAGGTGTTAATAAAGAAAATAAACTTATTACTAACAAACACTCTCATAATAGTATTAATGTTTGGATGAATCCATGTCAATATAATGGTTTTAAAACAGCATTAGTTTGTGCTTATTATGGTCGTCCTGAAAAACTAGAAGAAGCTGATAAAGTTTGTTTACTTCTTGCTAAATATTATAATTGTATTGGTACTACAGGTGTAGAAATCAACCGAGGTGAAACTGTAAGTAATTTTACAAAATGGAAAGCTCTTAAATATCTTATGAAAGACCCTGTTCAAATTTGGGATACTACACTTAAAGGTGCAACAGTTGGTACTTATGGTGTTAATATGGGTGATGGAGCAAAGAAACTTGAAGGACTTCGTTTACTTAAAGAAATGCTTTATACAGTTATTGGTAAAGATGATTTAGGTAATGATGTTTATTTATTTCAAACTATTTATGATTATCAAACAATTCTTGAACTTAAAAAATGGAACTCTTTAGGTAACTTTGATAGAGTTTCTCAAATGATTATTAGAGCACTTCAATGGAAACTTGAAGATATTGAAGCTGCTAAAGCTTTAGCTCATCGTAAAAAAGTTCTTGAAAATCCTGATACTCGTAATATTCTTATGAGAGATTGGTTTTAATTTAAAAGATAATATTATATTATGGATGATGAATATAAATTTTGGCAATATTTAGTTCCTTATGATGTAAGTAAATATACTATGGGTTTACTTAGAACTATTCATAATAAAGGCAAGCTTAATTTAAGAAATATTAATTATAATATTGAAACTGGTTCTGAACCTCAATCTGTTTTTTTATTAGATAGAGCTAGACAAAAAAGATACATGTTACGAAATGGTTATACTGTAGATAATACTGGTGATTATGGTTTAGTAAAAAAATCTGTAGGTAACAGAAATCTTCCTGTTTATAGAACTCCGGATTTGTATTATGACGATGATGGTCATATGAATGTTTTAGGTAATATTTATGCTCGTAATTCAAGTAAATGGTTAGGTAAAACAGGTGCTATAATACATGGTGGAGATTATCCTACTGCTTTTTATTATAACGATAAAGATAATTATTTTTATCAAAAAGGTTGGGATTTAAATGATTATGGCAAAGATAAAAACAAAGAACGTAAAGGAACTTATTCCACATATGATAATTTTGAAAGATTTGCAGCTAATGCTTTAGATTTTATTGGTAATCCTATGGTTATTAGTACAGGTTATAGACAAACACCTTATAATATTAATAATATAACATTAAATCCTGGTCGTACTAGACATCCTACAGCTTTTATTACATTACAACGACAATTTAATACATGGTTGAAAAAACATAAAGGTTCTAGTATGATTAATCCTTATATTAATAATAATGGTCTTACTGATCCATCTATGGAGTATGAGTATGTTTTAGATGATAATGGTGATATAGCTTATGATGATAATGGTATGCCTAAAATTGATTATAGTAAACAAAAAAAAAACAAATCAATAAATATATAATAGTTAATACTACAAAAATACCAGAAGTAATAGCTAAAAGAAAACGTAAAACTTTAGGTGGAATTTATTAAATTATTAATGGTATGGCTGGATTTTATGATACGTATTATGTAAATGATACAGATAATACAGATAAATCAAAAAATAATAATTATGCAGTTCCTAATAAAACAGGTGCTAGTTTACAAAAGAAACAAAAAAGCGGAAGTATTAATGATTTTGTTGCTTTTAGTTTTCCTAGAAATTATAATATAATGCGTTATTTAGGATTACCTAAACAATTAGCTTTACAACGAGCTGTTGATATGACTATGCAACATGGTTTAGAGAGTCAATATGGTAGATCTAACGCAGCAGTTAATAAAAACAATAGAAGTGGTATGATGTCAAATGGTAGAACTATTTATTATGCAACACCTGAATTAAATGATACAGCTATTGTTAAATCTTATCTAAACAATCCTAATTGGATGAGAGCTGTAAATAGTTCTAGTAGTTATGATTATTTTTATAATTTACAACATCCAAGAACTAATGAACACGCTTATGAAGGTAATATGGTAAATACAAATGAATATTACAATAAAATAAGAGGTGCTAAAACATTACAAAAAACTATAGATGCTTATATAAAAGCAGGTAATACTAGACATTGGACTATGATGCCTGTTAGAAGAGATTTAGAAGATATGATGGTTTTAAGTTAAACTTTTAATATTATGGCTAGATATACATTAGAAGATGGTCAATACGAAGAAGATTGGTCTGATAAAATAGAACCTTGGACTGCTGGTTTAGGTTTAACTGCTGATGCAGTAGGTTTAGGCACTGCTGCTACCGGTGTTGGTGCTCCTATTGGAGGAACTATAGCTTTAATAGGTAATATACCTAATTTTATAGTAGATGCTTATCAAATGGGTAGAGATTGGTATCGTTATTATAATGATGGCGGTGGTAGTAATCTTAAAGATGCTTTATGGAATACAGGTGAAACTGCTTTAGATGTTATTGGTGGTAAACTAGTATCTAAAGGACTTAAAAGAGTAAATGATAAAACATTCGTTAAAGAACTTAATGGTAGAATACAAGATGAAATTAAAAAACGTGAAAATCAAAGATTTATGCTTAGAAAAAAGGTATGACTGATGAGCAAATATTAGAATATATAACTCAAAAAGCTACAGCTGCTGCCTTAAATTCTAAAGATATAATAGATGCTAAAAAACGTATGAAAGAAAAACAAATCAATCAAGAAAGAATTATAGGTCATATATTAAGTGGTATTCAAAACGGTCATAATGTAATAGCAGCTTTACCTAATGATGCTACTAGAGTTAATAGACCTATTTATATTCATCAACCAATACAATTAAGATAATATTATGCAACCTAATTATACATTAAATTTTCCACAACAAAAAGTTAGTGGTACTGTTAAAAGCAAAGCTGAATGGTACACTAATTGTATAGATTATGTTATTGATACAGGTCTTGCAATGAATGATAGAACAGAAGATGAAATAAAACTTCGTATTCTTCGTGGAGATATTCCAAATAGTTTTTATAAGAAAACTCTTAACCCTTATAATGCTACTAATGAAAAATATCAAAGATTTCCTGCTACTATGAGAAATCTTGATATTATGTCTGATATTATTAGACGTTATGTTTCTGAATATTTTAAAGGTGTTCATGAATTTATAGTTGGTGCTAATAATCCAGATATTGTTATTAATAAAAATGCTAAACTTAAAGAAAAGATTGGAGAGTTAGCTCAGCAAGCTTTTCAACAAGAATTTGAAAAAGCTTATCAACAAGCTATTCAACAAGCACAACAACAAGGTCAAGATCCTAATACTATAAATCCTCAAGATAGTATGCCTGACCCTGAACAATTTATTAAAGAATTTAATGAGAAATATATAGATGATGAAAGCAAACAAGGTCAAGATATGCTTGATTATATTCGTTCTATAACTCAAGACAATATAATATATCTTTCTGCTTTCTTTAATTTTGTTTCTCTTGGTGAATGTTTTTCTTATTGCGATGTTAGAGGTAGTAATATAGTTAAAGAAAATGTTCCTGTTCTTGAAGCTTATCCTATTCCTAATGGAAATTATTTTGTTGAAGACCATGATATGTTTGCTAGAAAAATGATGTTATCATATCAACAAATTATGGATATGTTTGAAGATAATTTAGATGATAAAGATAAAGCTTTTCTTGAAACTTATTATAGTAGACAATCTGCTCATGGAGGAATAACTAAACTTACATACAATCAGTATTTTGAAACTTATCCAGATGTTTGTGAAAAGTTTAATAAAGAAGAGCGTGAACTATTTAAACGTGATCCTATAAATGTTTATGATGTTAATACTAATCTTTATGAAGTTTGGCATGTAGTTTGGAGAGGAGAAGCTAAAAGAGGTATTCTTACTTATATTAATGAATTAGGTTTAACTACAACACGTGTTGTAGATGAAGGTTATACACTTAATAAAGAAGATGGAGATATTAGTATAGAATGGACTTATGAACCTCAAGTTTATGAAGGTTATCGTATTGGTACTCGTTATACTGCAATATATCCTATTAAAGCAAGACCTATAGCTTTTAATCGTGGAGGAAAATTGCCTTATAATGGTATAATGGAAGTTCTTCCTATGATGGGTAAGTTTAGTATTATTAAACTAATTACTCCTTATCAAATTATGCGTAATATTTTTGCTTATCATCGTGAAATGGTAATTGCTAAAAATAAAATGCTTATTCTTTTATTACCTGAAAGTCTTATAGCTTCAAATACTGAAGATAAGATTTATAAAATGGCTGCTGATGGTGTTCTTTTAGTTGATGATACTGAAGATGCTAATTCTCAAAAAATGGCTAATATTAGATTGCTTAATGCTAATTTAGGTTCTTATATTACAGAACTTACTAATCTAATGGAAGCTACTAAACTTGAAGCTCGTGAAATGGTAGATATGAATGTACAGCGTTATGGTGATATTGCTCAATCTGCTGGTGCTGCTACAACTCAAGAAGCTATTACACGTTCTTCAATGGGTATGGTTATTCTAGTTCAAATGTTTGATGAATTTAGAAAAGCTGATTATAATAGAGATTTAGATTATTGTAAACTTGCTTATATTGATGGACTTGATACAAGTTATTGGAATGAATTAGGACAAAAGAAATATATAAGTCTTGATGTAGATACTTTTATTAATTCTGATTATTCTACTACAGTTCGTAATGATTCTAAAGAACTTGATAAAGTTCAACAACTTCGTCAATGGGCATTTAGTGCTGCACAAAATGGAGATCTTGATATGGCTCTTGCAGCTATAACTGGTGATAATGTTTCTCAAATTAAAGCAACTGTTCAAAAGTTTACTGAACTTAAAAGAAAACATGAAGAACAAATGCAGCAAACTGAACAAATGCTTAAACAAGAAGAAATACAAAATAAACTTCGTGAGATTGAAGCTAAAGGTGAACAAGATAGACTTACTGAACAACTTAAATATCAATATGAACTTCAACTTAAATATATTGATGTTGATATGTCTTTACTTGGTCAAGAAGGAACTGATGATGGTTCTGAAAAAAGACTTGCAGCTTTAGCTGAACAAAATAAAACTAATATTGAACAACAAAAACTTCAATTAGCTCGTGAACAAATGTACGCTGATAGTTATTCTAAAGCAGCTGATAGACAAGTTAAAAGAGAAGATATTAAAACTAAACTTCAAATAGCTAAAACTAATAAAAATAAATATGATAAATAAGTAGTGCATTCCTAAACTACTCTATGTCCTTATTATGATAATGTTTATTGTAATAAGGACATTATTATTTTATTGTATATTTTTATTTTAGATTTGAGAGCATATAATCTTAAACCTTTATAGTTTATCATTTGACAGATTAAAGTTTAACAGAGAAAAAGAAAAGTAGCAAATAGATATAAGTTATAGCAAGCAATTCCATATAGAAACATGATAAAACAAATTAAACCAAATAATCTAAGTAATGTTAGCAGTAATATAGTTGGTTGTGTTTGTGTTTGTCTTAATGTTGTTAAAAATGGTCTAATTTGTTTGCTATTTGATGATAAAATTATTACTTTTGTATCACATAAACCAATAATACGTTTAATTCTAATAATTATTTTAAAGTTATGCCTCTAGCCGATATTGATTTTGAAGGTGCTGCTCAACAAACAGGTAATTCTGGTGCTGCACAATCTAATGAAAGTGGTGGCAATAATGGTGCTGCCCAAGAAGACATGACCCATCTTAATGGTAATAATCAAGAAGATATTACTTCTAAAGATGGTGTAAATAACAATAATGGTCAACAAGAAGGACAATCCAATGATACTAGTAATGATAGTAATCAGAATGATCAAGATACACAACACTCTTCTACGGGGGAGCTAGCTGTTGGAGATACTCTTGAGTTTGAAGGTTCTACTTATACAGTAGATAAAGATGGAAATCTTGTTGATGATAAAGGAAGTATTTTTAAACAAGCTAATGAAGTTTCTGATTGGTTGAAGTCTATGGATGTAGATGATAATGACCAAACAGATGGTGGTTTAAATCTTGCATCTATTCAAGAAGCTCTCGGTATTACAATTACAGATTCTGAAGGCAAAGCCGTAGAATTTACAGATGATGCAAATGGTGTTAAAGCTTATGTTAATTCTGTAATTGATTTAAAATCTAATGAACTTCAAACTGCTGCTATTAATAAGCTTTATTCTGATAATCCTTTATTGAAGCAGTTTAATGATTATGTTCAACTTACAGGTACTCCTCGTGGTTTTGGTGAAATTCCTGATAGAAGTGGCATTCAAGTTGAAAAAGATAATGAAGCTCAACAAGTAGCTATCATACGTATGGCTGCTCAAGAATTTGGTAACAAATCTCTTAATGAGAATTATATTAAGTATTTGCGTGATAGTGGTGGTCTTTATGATGAAGCTCGTAATCAACTTCAAGCTTTAGCTGAAAAAGATATTGCTGTTCGTAAAGAAATTGAAACTAGAGCTGCTATTAAACGACAAGAAGAAGCTGAAAATGTAGCTAATTATTGGAAAAATGTTAGTAATGTTATTGACGGCAGAATGATTGCTGGATATAAACTTCCTGAAAGTTTTACTAAGGAAGTTAATGGTCAAAAAGTAGTTATCACACCTAATGACTTTTATAATTATCTAAGTAAAGCAAATGAACAAGATGCTGATGGTAACAGAGTTACAGGTTATCAAAAAGATTTAAGTAATCTAAGTGATGCTGATTATTTAAATCGTGAATTACTAGATGCTTGGCTTATGTTTACAGGTGGTACTTATAAAGATTTAATTGATATGGCTGTTAAAGAAGATAAAGTTCGTCAGTTAAGAGTTAAGTCAAAAGAACAACGTACTGCAAAATCTGTTAAGATTATAAGAAAAGCAAGTAGTAAAGCTGATATTAATGATATTATTCTTTAATATCTTATTTTTATTGTTTAATTTTATATTAATTTATTATGTACAAACTTAGAGAAGTATTTCGTGGTAATTATGATGACCGTGGTTATTCTAATGAAGAAACCATTGCACATCTAATGCTTGCTAAGCCAGAAGAAATTAATAATGTTCTGACTTATACTTATGGTATGGATGATGATCGTTTTCCTCTTACTTTTCTTACTGAAGGTCAAGGTTCTACTGGTGTTGTAGATATTGCTACAGTTCAGTGGACTTGGAAAACTATGGGTCGTATGAAGTTTAATGATTATGTTCTTTATTTTAATTCAGCTAATGCTACTCCTGGTAAAGGTGGTGCTGTTTTTGAAGTAGAATTTAAAACTCATTGGCTTATTGAACAATATGGTTTGATTGCACCTGATGGTGTTACTCAAGTTCGTATTATGAAAGACCTTGGTGAAGGTACTCATGGTGGTTATCTTTATCGTTTGAAGCTTACTAATCCAGATCCTAATGCTTATGTTGATCCTGAAAATCTCAAGCAAGGTAAATATTGGTCTATGACTGCTCCTACTATTAGTGAAAGTTACAGTAAGGGTAATCGTTCTAATGTTATGGGGCCAGGTAAGATGCAAAGTCAACTTGAGTTCCACCGGTATTCTAAGGAAATTGCTGGTAATATTTCTAATGTTGTAGTTACTTACGAATTTAAGACTAAGAGTGGTGGTACTACCAATCTTTGGATTAATGAAGAAATGCGTCAACATGATATTACTTGTCGTATTATGGATGAGGAACGTCTTTGGCTTGCTGAATATAATAGGGATGTAAATGGTGAAATTAATCTTATAGATCCTGATAATGGACAACCTATTCCTCATACTGCTGGTATGATTCAGATTTGTCGTGAATCTAATTATGACACTTATGGAGAGGTTCTTACTTTGAATAAGATTGAACGTACTATTGGTGATATTCTTGATAAGGATACTGATACAGGTTCTATGGAAGTAGTTCTTATGGGTGGTAAAGGTTTTATGGAAGATTTTGACCAAGCTATTCGTAATGATGCTCGTTCTGAAGGTTTTGCTACTCCTCTTGGTGATAAGATGATTGAAGATTTCAATGGAGGTCTTTCTTATGGTAAGTATTTCCGTCGTTATAAGACTGTTGATGGTCATGTAATTACTGTTCAACATCTTCCTTTTCTTGACCATGGAACTCTTGCTGAAAATGCTAAGGCTAATGGTATGATACATCCTCGTTCAGGTCGTCCTATTACTTCACATCAAGCATTCCTTATTGATATGTCTACTTATCAAGGTGTTCGTAATGTACGTAAAGTTCGTCAAAAAGGACAGATTTATAAGTGTGGTGTTTTGAAGGGTCTTACTGATATTCCTGCTGCTTGGGGTTCAGTTCCTACTAATTCTATTTCTACTGATGTTGATATGTCACGTTATGAAATTAAGAATAGCTATGGACTTCAAGTAAATAACGCAACTAAAATGTTGCAGTTAAAGTGTGTAATCTAAAAGTATAAATCAGATAAATAATAAAACTATGCCTCTTAATATTCCTACTACTAAGGATGACGCTGATAAAGTTCAAAGTCAAGTTGAAAGTAAACCTACTGCAAGTGCAGAAACTTTTGAAGAAGATTTAAATAAAGAATATGTAGATAAGCGTACAGTTACTATTAGTCTTGTTCATAATTATTCTAATTATCGTAAAGTTAATATGAAAGTTCTTGGACAACGTAAAGAGACTATTGGTAGTTCTATTACTTCTTGTCGAGTTCTTTCTTCTAATCGTGGTGAAGTAGAAGCTTACTTCCCTGCACTTATAGGTCTTTCTCCTAATAATCCTGATTTTATTACTCGTGTAAAAGGTTGGCTCAGTAATATTCAGTTTATCGTTAATGATAATGATAAGAGTTTAGATATTTCTTTTGTATATAATAAGAAGTCTGATTATCTTGATTTTAAGAAAAAAGAAGAAGCTATTGATGCAGAATATGCTAAAACTGATAGAGCAAATACAGCTAAAATTAGAGAAGCTGTTAAAAAGAGAATAGATTCTCTTAATACTCTTGAAAGTAGTAAGTATAAATATGGTCATCCTGTTAATCTTCAAGATTATTTGATGTATCGTCATTGTCTTCTTTATAGAGATGTAGCTAAAGATCCTGCTTTAATTAATGCTGATCCTACTCTTCGTTTTTATATTAAAGATGAGGCTAAAGAAGCTGAGAAGCAAAAACAACTTACTCAAGAACGAGTTAAAGCTATGCGTAACTTTATTGAACTTAATGCTTCTGAACAGAAGTTTAATGCAGTATATGTTGCTATGGTTGCACTTCGTAATGAGAATGTTGCTGAAGCTCTTCTTAAAGATAAGAATGAAAAGACTTCTAATCTTATGGACTTTGTAAATAAGTCACCTGATAAGTTTAATAAACTTATTGCTGATAAGAATATTATTACTAAAGCTCTTATAGAAACTCTTATCGTTCGTGGTGAACTTATTCGTGCTGAGTACAATCAACAAATTTCATCAGCAGATGGTAATTTTATAGGGTCTAATATGAATGAAGCAGTAGCTTATTTCAATAATCCTAATAATAAAGATATTCGTACTGCTTATGAAAATAAATTAAAAATGTTTTAATTTAATATTAGAACTATGAATATAGCTGAAATGCACGTATGGTTTCGACAATATGCTCAACAGATGGGTTTACAAAATGTTCGTGCTATCCTTCCAGAGCAAATTGATTTAGTTATTAATACAAGTATTACAGATATAGTCAACCAAATAATCACACAAAATATAGGTATTACTAATGATAGGATTATTACTGATAATTCTAAAATTAGTCAAATTAATTCTCTTAGAACGTTATATAAAACATTTGATAGTAGTTTTAAATCTACAAATGTTGAAGTTTGGACAAAAGATAATACTAGTCCTACTAAATATTTAAGTGCTAAAATTACAGATTTAGATAAAGCTAATAGTAATAAAGATTTTGATTATTTATTCTTAGTAGATTTATCTATAAAATATACTCTAAATGCTGATAATAGTAGTTTTACTAATTATTTTCCTGTAAGACTTATAGATGATTGTTATTTAGCTGATACTTTAAATGATTTTATATTACGTCCTAGATTAAGATCTCCTATTGCAGTTATAACTAATGGTATCATAAACATTTATTATAAAAATACTGATGATACTATTTTTGGAGAAAACATTAAACCTTATACTTTACGTGTTGCTTATATTGCTAAACCAGCAAAAGTAGCATATCTTTCAGATGTTGGAGGTATTAATGTAAATTGTGATTTACCTGAATATCTTCATGTTGATATTCTAAAACATGCGGTTGATTTATATAGAATTGCTGTTAGTGGTCAACTTTATAATTCTCAACAACAAGATCGTTCACAACAACAATCTCAAACTCAACAACAAACTCAACAATAAAATTTAATAAATTATGAAGCAATTACTTCTTTTAAGTAGCAATGTGTATCCTTCAGAACTTAATGCTTATGATGCAACTAAGATTCCTGTTGGTCAAGCTGCTGTTGTACAAGATGGTAAAATTGTAACTGCTCTTGATTCTTTTAAAAATGGTAATTTTACGATTCTTTATCGTAAAAGTAAAGATGCTCAAGTTAAAAATTTTGATGTAGATTATAACAGTCTTAGTATTGTTAAATCTGTATCACAAGGACCTAAAGCTAAGAAGATGACAGTTACTGTTCCTGCAACTATAGCTAAGGAAACTTATACTTTTACTATTGTAAAGAAAGGTAAAACTTTTAATGAACGTATTAACTATAGCTATTCTGAATATGCTAAAGCTGATGGTAATCAAGCTGATGTAGCTTCTGCTCTTGCTAAAGTAGTTAATGCTAATACTGAAAATACTGGTGTTAAAGCTACCGTTTCTGCTGCTGTTATTACTCTTGAAAATGTAATTAATGAAGATTTTAATGTAGTTAGCGAACTTTGTACTGTTGCTACTATTCAAGAATTTGCTCCTGCTATTCTTGATGAAGTTTATGTAAAAGATTTAGCTCAACGTTGCATTTGTGGTAAGGGTATTCAATACCTTGCTGAAGATGGTAAAGAACTTTATCCTGGTTATCCTGAAGCTGTAGCAAATTCTTGTTATGCAATGTACACTCTTCGTTTTGCTAATAAACGTGCTGCTAGTAGTCAACATAGTGATAATGTTTACCAACTTCTTTATGTTGTATTTCCTGTTAAAGCTATAGGAGGTTCTGGTTCTGGTACTTCTACTACTAGTATTTTTGAAAAATTAATTAATGATGGTGTTCCTGTTCCTCAATCTAGTGATATTGTAGACGAATCTGAATCTATTATTTAACTTATTGATTAATTATTAGCTCTCTTTTATAAAGAGAGCTATTATTGCTTTTAAAGATGAATGACCTACAATCAATTAATGATTTAATTAGTAGTGCAGTTAAAGATTCATCTTATATCACAGTTATTATTTCTAGTTGTGTTTTTCTTATTTATACAGCTATTGTTAAAATTGTTGATATAGTTAAAGCTAAAGACAGAGCTAAACCATTACTTGAAATGGCAAATGCTGTCAAAGAAATTAGTAAAAATGTAGTTAAACTTAATACTGTTTTAGATAAAACAATCAAAGAATCTGAAGCTAAAGAAATTAGTAGAATAAATCAAATTATAAATGTTTCTTTTGATAGTTTTAAATCTTCTGTATTAGATGAATGTATTGATATAATTATACATAACAATATAGAAACTAATAGAGATAGTATTAAACAAAATATTTATAAATGTGTAAATACTGAATATTATAAAATTTATTCTATTTTTTCAGCTTATGAACATGATGATATTAATGTTTCTACTAGTATAAAAGAGGAATGGATTGATGATACTACTAGTGAATGTCTTCGTATAATATATAATGGACAAGATTCTATTAGTCGTATAAGACAATTAAATAATAAACTTAATATTATTACTAAAGAATATTCTATTTATATTAAAAATAAAGTATTTAATCATTAATAAGATGTTCTTATTATTATGAATGCTAATTATTAAATATTTAATTGTTCTACTAGAACTACTATATTTAGTGGTTTTAGTAGAACTTTTTTGTTATTAAAATTATAATTATTATGTTTAAACAACTTTGTAAAAATCTTATTGATAATTTAGGTGTTAATACTCTTATAGGAACTAGAGTTAAATCTATATTAGATTTTATAGCTACTGATAATAAAACAACTAATTATCAAATTAAAGAACTTCAAAATAAAACTGTTATAAATACAGATATTATTAATAAATTAGTTGATATAAATAATTTTGCTACTAGTGAATTTATTGATTGTACAGAACCTAGTCATAAAGCTACAGTTAATAAAATTTATATAACTGAAAATATTCAAAAGATACCTATAATAAGAAGTATCACAATTAAAATTTCAGGAACTACTGATGAAACAACTCCTACTTATATAGTTCTTACAGATAAAACTCAAAAAATTATTATAGGTAAATCTAAAAATAGTATAATACAAACTGATAATAGAGATAAATTTGTTACTTGGTATTTTGATTATTTATCTATACCTAGTGGACAACTTGATATTTTATTTACAAATGAAAAAAATGAATTAATTCCTTGTCGTTTACATGCTGCTGTTAAAGTTGAAGGTGTGATTTGTGTAAATAAAGATGTTGAATATAATAATATTTGTCCAGCTTTAGGTATTAATACTTTTGCTACTCATGATTGATGAAAAACTTATAAATAAAGATATAGTTAAAGTTACAAATATTATTTTAGAAGTTGAATCATTAGGTTATATTCCTAATACTAAAAAGTATCTTAAACTTAATAAAAATATTATTTGTAAGAAACTAAATAAATATAATACTATATTTAATTCTGTGTTTAGACAGAACGTAATACATTCTTATAATAAATTATAAAGAATATGGAAGAAATCAATACAAATCTTTTATATCTTTGTATTCCTAAAGCTTGGAACAATACATATTATAAACTTTTATATTTACTTGCTGATGAAGGTAAAAATATAATAGATGATTGTAATTATACTTGTTCTAATCATGGTAATAATGTTTTTACTTGTTGGAATTTATTTCAAAGTGCTATTGCAGCAAACGAAATAGGTGAAAATAAAAAAGCTAATTTGTTTATTAACTATATAGATAAACAATTAGATTGTTATATTAAAAGTAAAGATATTATAATACCAACTATTGATGAAGACAAAGAATATCCTAAAATAAGTATAGAACCTAATGGTGATGATACTTTTACTATTGTATTAGAATATAAAGATAAACACACTATTATTAAATTTCCTACTATTGAAGTTCCAATTGTATATTATGGAAGTAATAATACTAATACTGCTAATGGTGTAGATTTAAAAGTATTTACTAAAATAGATGATAGTATGTTTAATAAAAATATTACTATTGAAACAACTAATTTTAATAAATATATTTGGTTTGTTTCTACAGTAGAACTTACATTTACTTGTGGTAATATTCCTGTAACTTTAAATCAAACTAATATTAACAACTTATATTATTATAATACAGATGCTTTAATTGCTGGAAATGATAATGTTTTTATTATAAATAAAAAATAATATGGAAACTAAATATCCTAATACTCTAGTTTCTTCTAGAGAAGATAAAAAATTAGTTTATGCGAATGATGTTTATAGTAAATATTATAGTAAATCTGTTGAAAATAAAATAATGGATTTAGATAATGAACATCATACTATAAAAAATAATGTAGCTAATAACAAAAATAATATAGATCAATTAACTAGTAATATTGTTAATAATACAAATGATATAACTAAAATTAAAAAAGATATAGCTACTAATAAAACTAATATTAATACTAATAAAGCTAATATCACTGCTAATACTAATGATATTAATAAACTAAAAGAAGCTAATACAGGTATTAATAATAATATTAATACTATTAAATCTGATATTAATACTAATACAAATGATATTAATACTAATAAAGAAGCTATAAAATATATAAAAGGTAATATAGTACATATTACTGATACTATATCTGAACAATATTATACTAATACACAAGTAGATAATAAGTTAGGTAATATAATCGAAAATACTTGGTGTACTAAAGAACTTATAAATTGTACAGGAAATGATGATTCTCATAAATTATATGTTGGTAGAATTGATATTCCTAAAAATATAACTAATATAAATTATTTTACTACAATTACTATAAAAATAGCTAAAGATGCAACTAGTAGTAATTCTTTAAAACTAAGAATATTAGATTCTGAAGATAATGTTATTGCTGATAGTAATAATTATATAATACAATCAGATAATGTAAATAAATATGTAACATGGTATTTTGATCCTATTATAATTCCTCAAAATGGTATTCGTATTAGATTTATAGATTTAAATAATAGATATGACTATTTTCGTGTTCATGGAACTATGGAAGATGTAGGTATATCTTGTTTAGGACTTGATTTACAAATGCAGCCTATGTGTCCTGCTATAGGTTTTAATGTAACACCTTTAGTTCATTTAGATTTATATAACAAATTTGTTTCACTTAACGTTTAAATTATTATGGCTAAACCATCTTCTAATTCTCAAACAAAAATTAGTACTAGAACTACTCGTACTAATAGCCCAAAACCTTTAATTCCTAAAGCTGGAGTAACACATTCTGGACGAAGATCTTATTAATATTATGGAAAATTTTAGTATAAAGTCTATAAAACATTTTATAACTATAACTAAAATAACTCCTATATTAATAGCTTTTATTCATTTAATAAATGAAATTATAAGTTTCTTGGGTTTCAATGATATTCCTCTAAATTATATAGGTGGAATATCATTGATTCCTATTATTTATTTATATTATACTAGTTATGTATTTAAGTTATGTAGTTATTATAGAATGTTTCTACATTATGCAGTTATTATTAATATAATAAATACTATTGATTTTTATATAGGTTTTCCTTTTGATGATATTCAATATATTATATTTCATATTATAGTAACTCTAGTATTTATGTTTATAATAATAAAGTTGAAATTCTTTAAATAGTTTATACTATGAATAATTCAATTAAACTTACTATTATTAAAATACTTAAAGATACTATTGATAAAATAGAAAACGATGAATGTTCTTTAGATAATGAAGAGATTTTATCTATTGCTAAAAATTTAGTTCATATTAAACTTAATATTGAACAAACTTGTAATTATATTCATGTATCTAGAGCTACATTAAATAGAATGATAATAGATGGTAGAATACCTACACCTAAGAAAACTCTTGGTGGTGATAAATATTGGTTTCAAGATGAACTTGATGATTATATAAAAGAACACAAATAACAAAATAACGAGTAATTTATGATACGCTTAACTATCTGATAGTTAAGCGTTTTTTATTATTTTGAGAGCTATTTGTGCTATGAAAAACATATCTATACCTTTGTAGCGTAATATTCTTGCAAGATGTTATACAATTAATTTTACTAATAAACTTAATTTTATAATTATGTCTGATTCTAAAGTTTTTATGTTTCCTGATGCTCCTTGTCAGGCTACAAATGGTACTGATCCTGCTACTCTTATGGCTATGATGAATAATGGTGGTTTCGGTAATGGTAACTGGATGTGGATAATCTTTTTATTCTTCCTTTATGGCTGGGGTCGTAATGGTAATGGTTTGTTTGGCGGTAATAATGGTAGTGATACAAATTATCTTGCAGGTCAAGCAGAACGAGATATGTTGATGCAAGCTATTAATGGTAATGGTGCTGCTGTTCAAAATCTTGCTACTACTCTTAATTGTGATGTAAATGCTATTAAGACTGCTATTAATTCTGTTCAAAGTTCTATTTCTGGTGTTGGTAATCAAGTTGGTTTAACAGGTCAACAAGTTATTAATGCTATACAACAGGGTAACATGAGTCTTGCTCAGCAATTTGCTCAGTGCTGTTGTGATAATAAGCTTCTTATTACTCAGATGGGTTATGAAGGACAACTTCGTGATTTATCTAACACTCAGCAACTTACTTCTCAACTTAATGTTGTTAATACTGGTCTTGAAAGAGGTTTTTCTTCTGTAGCTTATGGAACTGCTCAGCAAACTTGTGCTCTTCAGAATAGTATGAAAGATCAAACTCAGACTATTATAGATAAGCTTTCTAATATGGAAGCTAATGCTCAACAAGAAAAGATTAATAACCTTACAGCTCAACTTACAGCAGCTAATTCTAGAGCAGAACGTGCAGCAGAACTTAAACCTATTATAGATGAGCTTAGTCAAATTCGTAGTGCTCAACCTAATACAGTTTCTGTACAATATCCTCAAGTATCCGTTATTCCTAATTATAATGGTTATAATGGTATGAGTTGTGGTTATAACAATGGTCAAGGTTTTTGGTATTAATTTAAAATTTATATAGATATGAATGGAAGCGTATATATTAGTAATAGAGCTGGTATTCCAGTAATTACTACAACTCCTGTTGTAGGTACGAGTAATGTTTTAATTACTCTTCCTAATCATATTTTTAGATTTCTAGGACAAAAAGGTAAAATTACTATTAATTTCAATTCTGTTATTCCTAGTGGGACTACTACAACATTACCTATTTTAGTTTCAGTTAATAATCAAACTTTAGCTTTAACTAATTCAGCTGGTACAGCTTTAACTGTAGCAAGTATTGCAAATACATTAACTTTTGATGTTTACTTTGATAAACAACTTAATGTTATTAGAGTTACATCAGTAATATCTTAACATCATGTTTTCAGGTTTAACTCAAGGTAGTCTTGTTTATATTTTAGATAAGACTAAAGATTTACAATATAAGGTTGGTGAAGTTGTTGGTATAACACAACCTAAATTTGGAAATAATACTTTTAATCCTAGTCAACTTAATACTCAAACTTTTGTAGATATTAAATTAAAAATAGATGGTGTAGTAAATGACTTTAATAGTATACCTAGTGCTAATAGTTTAGTTACTTATAATAATGGAAGTTTAATTTTAAGTGAAACTAAACAAGGTCTTCAAACTGAAATTGAATCTATTATTCAAACTCGTAAACAAGCTTTAGATAACATAGAACAATATAAAAAAGATATTGTTGATGGAGAAAACATTCTTAAAAAACTTAATCCACAATTTGCTAAAGATAAAGCTAGAGACGACCAAATAAGTATACTTAATAATAAAGTTAGTAACATGGAAGATACTTTAAACAAAATTGTTACTATGTTATCTGATAGTACTAAACATTAAATTTAATATTCTTATGAGAATTATTATAACTGAAGAAAAATCATCTAATATGATGAGTAAACTTCATAATCTTAAAAAGATTGTAAGTGAACTTACAGAATGTTTTGAAGAATGTAAAGAAGAATCTTCACGTAATCATCGTTATGATGATGAAGATGAATATGATAAGTATTCATCTAAACGTAAGAATAGTAGAGATTACGATGATGAAGATTATGATGATTATGATGATGATTATAAACGTTCATCTCGACATTCTTTTCAAAGAAGTAGATATTGATAAGTTGTATATCTAAAAGTTTCTAATATGAAAAGAGATAGTCTTGATAGTTTTGATGTTCTTCCTGAAGATATGATTAATTATCTTCGTTATAATGGTAGACATTTTAATCATAAACTTTGTAGTTATGCAGTTTCTAGAATGAAATCCAAAGTTTCTTCTACGGGGGAGCTTAAATCAATCACTCCTATCACTAAAGAAGCTTTAGATGCTAAACTAGATGATTATAATATAGAACTTAAAGAAAATCAACTTTATGATTATGTTTATGTAGCTAATATGTGTAAAGCTGATTTTCTAGGTAGTAGTATTGATGATGAAAGACATCTTTGTTTATACGTAAAAGATGTTATAGATGATCCTGATGGTTATGATGGACTTGTATTTAATCGTTGGTATGCTGATATGTGCAGACAAGGTATTCCTATAGATTGGCACGAGTTTATTTGATAGTTGTAAAGTTAGTAGTAATAATAGTTGAAAAACTGTTATTACTACTTTTTTATTTCTACTATTTGTTCTCATAGTTAATTAAACGTAATCGTTTTGATGATTAAATATAAAATAATATATTTGTTTATTATAAAATTACATATAATCTAATTAATTAAATTATGCTAGAAGAAGTTATTAGCAATATAATAAATACAACTATTGCTAGTTTTGATTTTCCTTATTGTGTTATTGTTAATCTTTTAACTTACCTTACTATTAAAGTTATTAATGCTAGAAATACTAAATTACTTAAAACTTGGGGTAAACGTCTAGTATTTTTTATAGTTTCTATTTTAGTTGCTACTGTTTATTGTTCTAATGGTAGTGATTATAAAATTATTTTTAATTCAATTATTCTTGCTCCTGTATCATGGTCTTGGATATTTAAACCTATTTGTAATAAACTTAATATTGGTTATAAACTTGATAAAGAACTTAATGATATACTTTAATTCTTGTATATTTTTATTTTAGATTTAAGCCAGTTTATTTTTATAGCTTATAACTTAATCAACTAAAGATAAAGAATAGCTTGAATCAAAGATATGCTATGAAATTAGCTATGTTTGTTTGAATTTATAACCTTGACTAAACACAATTAGCTCCCCCGTAGAAGAGTTTTGTAATACTCTAATTAAATATAATTATAAACTTAATATCAATAATATGGCAAGTATTGCAATGTTGGTTAGTGAATTTGCTCATAGTTTAAAACAACCTAATAATACAGCTTTACGTCAAAATATTAAACAACTTATTATTCATACTCGTAATGAAATTATTCGTAGAAATTATGAAAATCATGGATATATAGATAAAGGTTTAGTACAAAGATTTAAAGTTTCTCTTATTGATGTTTTAGATGGTGAATTAGAAATTCCTAATGGTTTAGAAGATGTAGATATTACTACAATAAAACGAACTAAAGATAAAGTTCCAAGACCTGTAAGGCTTACTAATAATCTTCCTTTTGATAGAGTTAGTAGTATAGGGTTTAAAACAAATAAAGAATTTCCGTTTATTAAAGAAACTAGTGCTAGATTTAGAAGTTCAGTTCCAGGTTTATGTGGTATTCCTTGTTATGATTATATAAATGGTTATATTTATATTTTTCCTACTAATAACAAACCAATTAATATTAATAATATATGTATTGAAAGTGCTTTTGAACATCCTAATGAAATTCAAGAACTTAATAAAGAAGTTGATAAAATGCAATTATTTATGGATGAAAACGAATGGTTACTTAGTGAAGATATGATTGGTCAAATTAAAGATATTATTTATAAACGTGATTTACTTAGTACTGTAAGAGAAACAAATGAAATTCCAAATACTATAAAATATAATTAATGATATATGGCAATAAAAAATGTACCAGTAGGTGTTAGGCATTATCATAAAAGTATGCTTAATACTTTTAGTAAGAAAAGAGAAGAAGCTCTTACGAAACTTGATGAACTTAATAAAAAAATTAAAGTTGAACATGATGAGATTAAATCTAATCTAAATGTATATAAAGACATTTGTGGTGTTAATCTTTTAGATTATGATGAGTTTGTAAATAATAAATACATTAATGGTAAGTTTTTAAAACTTACTAAAGGTATGTATATGAATCGTTCTAATAACTATGAATTAGTTAGTGATTTATTTAATGTTTATAATTTAGCTACTCATCAAAAACAAATAAATGAACTTGAAAAAGAAGTAAGTTTATATGATAAATGTCTTAAATTAAAACCTAATGATTATTTTAAAGTTCTTCGTACTTTTTATACTGAAGTTCATAAACAAATGATTATTAATGGTTATGGTTATGCTTATACTGGACGTTTAGGTTGGGTTTGTGTTAATCGTGTTGTTATTAAAGGTCATCGTAAACAAATTCTTGATTGGCAAGCTACTAAGAAAAGAGAAGCTGAACTTAGAGCACAAGGTAAACGTATTTATAATAAAGAAGAAGCTGAATGGTGTGCTAAGAATGGTATAGAATATAAAGCTGAAGATAAACGAGTTTATATGAAGCCAGAATCTTATTATGAACTTTGTTTATGTAATTGTCAACTTCCTAATGCTACAGGTTTTTTTCCTGAATTTGTAGATTATAGAGCTGCTGGACTTAGGGGTAAAACTAATCAAGATTTAATTAATGATTGTCATAATAATGTTGAAGAAATTACTCAACTGCCTATAGATCTTAAAACTAAAGTTATACTTTGTAATAAAGTAGATCCTATTTTATATACTAAATTTATACGTAATGAAAATCAAGCAACATACACTAAAGATAAGTCGTCTTATTGGAAAAATAGACAATGATTTTAATATAAGTGAATCTGATTGGATACCTAGAGTTGCAGCTTGGGTTATTGATGCTCTTTCACAAATGAAAGTTCTTCCTATGGAACGTAAACGTAGAATACTTGAAGTTAGTGAAAGAATTGCTCAATTTCCTTGTTGTATCAATACAGAAGAAATTAAAGTTTATGATAAAAATGGTTGTGAAATATCACAATTAAATAATGATAGTTCTTGTGGATGTAGTATCAATGTTGATAATTATAGTCCACAAGAAATTGCTGTTATTGATGACAATAATAAAAGTGGTGTAAACTTTATGAATGTTGGAACTATTGTTAATAATAGTAATCGTAATTTTGTTCTTCAAGGTAATAATATAGAACTTAATTTTGATACTGATAAAATTATAGTTGAAACTTTAGAAGTAGCTACTTATTATGATGAATATTATGATTGTGAAGTTCCTTACATTTATGATGATGGTTTACTTTTAGAAGCTCTAGCTTGGTATTGTTTGTTTAAATATCTTAGTAGAGGTAGTAAACATACTATTTATGATTTAAAAAGTAATAACGCTGTAATTAATCCTTATATGCAATGGCAAGCTCTTAAAGTTAAAGCTGCTAATTCTGTTAAAATTAAACTTAATCAAGATAAAGGTTGGCGTAATTTCTTTTATAATAGTACATTTATTCCAAGAGGTTAAGTTATGGCTAATATTGTTCCTAAATTAAATCTTAATAGAACACCTAGTATTATTACTAATAATAGTATGGTGTTTGCTAAAAATATCAGAATTGATATAGACAATAGTATTCATAAAGATTACAGTATTGAATCATTACAAAATAAAGGTATAATATTTCATAATAATCTTTTAACTAGAATCATTTCTGATTTTAAAGTTTTAAATACTGATATAGCTAATCATTATTTAAATCTTATAAATGATATTTCAAAAGATCCTAGTAATGAAAATTATTCTGTTATAAAAGTAATACCTGATAATAAATCTTTTTATGTATTACTTAAAATATATGCAGAAAATAAAAGTAAAAATATTATAGTAAAATTTGATGAAGAAGATGATTTATTTCATCCTTGTAATTGTAATTGGACATATAACGATGGTGATGTAACAGGTTCTGTTATAAATAATCTTTTAGGTGAAACTATATTAATTATTGCAGAGAAAAATGATAATAAAAATATACCATTAAAATGTATAAATCTTTCTAAATCTACTTATAAAGATGATGAAAGTATTTATACTCAAACTCCTAAAATACCTATTACTAATCTTATTTATACAGGTGATTTTAAATTTTCTATACCTAATGGTGTTTATCAATTTTTTATAAGATATAAAATTAGAGATAATTTTTATACTAATTGGTTTCCTGCTAGTAAAGAATTATTTGCTGGTAACAAACATATAACACATACTATTTTTGGTACTTTAGGTTATCATGTTGATAATATAAATTCAGATAATAGTTTTATATTTACAATTCAACATTTGATTGATAAAAATATTGCTAATTTTAAAAACTTTCAAATAGGATTTATAATATCAAATAATGGTGTTATTAAAGGAAGAGCTTGGAAACATTTTTCTTTTAAAACTACTCAAATTAATTTTGATTATAAAGCTTCAGAAGCTGAAGAAGTAGAAATTACTGATTTTACAAAGCCTATATTTAATATTTATAATGTCGGTAATGTTTGTTCTTTTAAAAATAAATTATATATTAGTAATTATAAAGAAACTGATTTTAATCAAAAATTACAAGAATATGCAGATAAAGTAAAATTAGATATACATTATGTAAATCAAGATATTAATACTAAAGATGAAAGTATAGTTTATAATGATTTTATATGTATTTTAAATGATGATAAACATATTGTAGGTTTAGATTTAAATTATGGAGGATCTCAATATTTAAATAGCTTAATAGAACCAACTGTTTATAATTCTATTGTTAAAGCTGTAAAAGCAAAATACTCTTATAAAACTAAAGAAACTTGTTATTATGTTCCAGGTAGTGGTTTAGCTAATATAGATGTTGGTATTTATTTAGATATTAATAAAGAAACTTATAATATAAATAAACCTAATAAAATTATTTTATATAATTTCCATGGAGATGATTATATATATGATTTAAGTTATGAAGGTAATACTGAAAAAGAACAAGAAGATTCATTAAAAACATCTATTAATGATTTTGTTTATAGATTTATAGCTTATTATAATTTTGGTTATATTGATAAACGTAATTATAATTTCTTTTCTGCTGGTAGTGATAATACTAAAGGTTATTTTAAAGAAACAGATCTTATACAACCTAAAACTGATATATCAACAATGATTATCAGATTGTCTAAAGATAATAATTATGATGAAAATGATGAAACTACTTATGATGAGATAACTATAGACATTAGTATTGATAAATCTTTAATAAGAAATAATATTATTCCTGTTACAAATAATACTACTTTAATACCTTATCAAATATATAGATTTTATATACATTATGTAAAAGACACAGGAGAAACTACTAATGGTTATTTAGTAGAAGAAGTAAAAATAGAAAATAAAGAAAATAGTTGTGATAAACTTATATATCCTATTTTTGATAAAATAGAAATTCCTAATGGATATAATGCTTGTTTTTTCAGTATAACTCATGTAAAAAATCAAACTAGTGTTTTATATAATATAAAAATTCCTAATAGTTCTACTTTTGAGGGTACTTGTTTTGAATTAAATACTAGATTATTTAATTTTAATTCTAATCCTAAAATACAACTTATAAATAATACACATGATAAAACATTATTAGTTGAAGGAACATATTATAATAGTGCTGATACAAAATATTGTAGATATTTTGGAGCAGAAGGTCTTGTTACTTTTAGTAAAAATGATATTAATGATGATATAACAAATGTTTTACCTAATAAAAAAGTTTTTATTGTAAATAATTATGATAATGTTGATGAAACTAATTTAGAGTTAATTAAGTGTACTCCTTATATTATAGGTAATAAATATACTAATTATAATAACTATAATTTATTAGGTTATGTTTGTTCTATATATCCTTTAAATAGAGAAAAGACTACTTCTATATATACTGATGGTACTAGTTTATATAAAAAAAATAATGAAATTGCATCTATATCTTCTTTAAATCTTATAGAATATGAAAAGTATTTAGGAGATAATTATATAGGTAATTTAAATATATCTGAAACAGAACCTGTTTTAATATATTCTAATTTTAATCTTAACTATATAGAACTTAGTGAAGATTTTAAACCTGTATATGTTACATATTATAATAGATATGAAAATAGTGATACCATTAAAGATAATAAGAGTTATACTAAAATATTCAATCTAGTTCTTAGTCAGCTATTATCTACTGTTTATAAATTAAATTCTGTTTATTATAATTATACTAGAAAAATATATAATGCTTATAATGAAAATGATGTTTATAAATTTGATAATACAATAAGAAGTAGTAAACTTGCAGGTGATGAAGATAAATTAAGTATTTTTGAATTTGATGCTGATGACTATTATAATATTCCTACAAATAGAGGTAAAATAGTTAATTTACTATCTGTAGGTGATGCTATATTAGTTCATACAAGAGATAGTATGTTTAAATTTACAGGTAGTAATACACTTCAATCTAACAATGGAGAAATTCAACAAACTGAAAATAATGTTTTTCAAACAGGTGTTAGTGAAGTTTTTGGTTCAGATTTTGGTTTTGCTGGACTTCAAAATAAAAATGCTGCTATTACTACAGAAGCTGGATATATATTTTATGATGAAGATTCTAAAATCATATACATGTATTCAGGTAATGGTCAAATAGTTAAACTTAGTGATAGTATAGAAAAACTTTTAAGATATGATATACTTGATGATGTAAGTTTTGCTAATGATTATTATAATAATAGATTTTTTACTTGTTTACATTTTAAAACTGGTGATGTTACTCTTTCTTATAGTTTTAATCAAGAAAGTAAATCTTTTATATCATTACATGATTTCAAATTCAATAAAGCTTTTAATACAAAAACTAAATGTTATTTTATAACACCTAATGATAATATTTGTAGAATAGATAAAAGTAGTTATGGTTTATATAGACATTTAAATAAAGATGATAATTTTTATCCTTATGTTGCTAAAAACGTTAAACAATCTTTTGTAAATGATAATGGTAAGATTATAAATATTTTTACTAATTTATATTATTCTATTATAGATATTATTGAAAATGTTAATTATGAAAACATTAAAACTCTTAATTATATTAGTTGGAGTTGTGCTATTATAAATAATGAATTTCCTATATATACTGATAATATAAATTATTTTAATGCTTTAGCTTCATCTGATGAAAAATATCCTTGTGATTCTATAACAATTTATACAGATACTTGTTCAACTGAAAAATTATATTGTAATAATATAAGTAATGATAAAAGTATTTCAGATATAAATTCAAATCCTTATTATAAATATCCTAGATACAATCAAGGTTTTTGGACTCTTAATTATTTTAGAAATAGACTCAATACTGATGATAAATTTAAATATTTAACTCAATATAATGACGGTAGAACAGAAGCTTATTATCGTTCAGATAATAATTCTCTTATAGAAGGTAAATATTTTGTTACTAGATTTACTTTTAATTACGATAAAGATTTTAAATTTGAAACTATTAATTTTAATTACGATACTAAATTATGAGATATAAATTAAAAAATGGAGATAAAAGTCGTCCTAAAGCTCTTTTTGGTGTAGATGGTGCAATTAATGCTGCTGCTACTTTAGCCGCTGCTAGTATGACAACTGCTGCTACTATCAAAGCTGCAAATCAACAAGCTAAAGCTGTAGAATCTTCAGCTAGAACACAAGCAGATGCTATTAAAGCTCAAACTGATAACAATACTAGTCTTCAAAAAGAAACTATGAGTTTTCAAAGACAAATAAATCAAGAAAATAGACAACAACAAAAAGATATTCAAACTACTCTTCAACTTATGTCTGGTCAACAAAATATGAATGATAGACTTAAATCTACTCAAGAAGTTGCTAAATATGGTGGTAGACCTAAAAGAAAAAAGTTGTCTAAGATGACATCTGATACACTTCCCTACGGGGGAGCTAGAATACCTTTCCAAGTTACTGATGGAGGTGGAGTAATTCCAATTCAAACAGATGCTGCTGGTTATGGTTTATATGAACTTTATGGTAATGACCATGATCATTATCATAAAACATCTGGAGGTAAATATAAATCAGGTGTTGGTATTAAGTTTGCTGATGGTAGTACAATAGAAGGTGAAGGAAATCAAAATAGTAATCAAGGAGAATTACTTTACGTAACGCCTAATGATAATATGTTTATATCTAAACATAGCATTAAAGGTTTCAATCCTGCAAAAGCTGTTCAAGAAGGTATGCATCCTCAAGATGCTTTTGATACTCAACAACAAATTAAAGCTATTTATGGTATTAACGATGATGGTAGTAAGAGTAATAACCTCCCCCGTAGAGAAGCTTTGATTGGTTTAAACCACGTTGTACAATATCCTTTTGTTGATAATACTATCGATAATGCTACTGTAGCTACTGTTTATAATCAAAATAATAATAATAACAATCAAGTGTTTAAATGTGGAGGACATCGTAGACTTAAATGTGGTGGTCGTGTTAAAAAAGGTAATGGCGGTTTTTGGAAAAATTATGCAGGAGCTACTTATAATGCTGCTGGTAATTTACTCGGTGCTGGTATTGCAGCCATTGGAAATGGTATTGCTGGTCATAAACTTTCTGATGCTTATAATACTGCTGGTAATATATTAGCTGATGCTTATTCTCAAATGCACGGAATAGATTTATCTGAAATAAGTAGAAGTGATTATGCTCCAGCTCACGTTATGGCAGCTATTAGTAATGCAGATACTAATATAAATCCTCAATTAGAGCGTATTCGTAGAGATGCTGCTTCTCAAGCTAAACAAGTAAATAATTCAACTATGAGTTCTGCTGCTAGACAACAACGTCTTGCTGGAATTAATGATAGAAGTTTACAACGTACTAGCGAACAATATGCTTATAAACAAAACGAAGATCAAAAAATTCAACAAGCTAATGCTGAACGTATTCAACAAGCTAGTGCAGCAAACGCTCAACTTGATGCTCAAGCAAATCAAGAATATGCTAAATCTAAACTTGCTTTAATGCAATACAATAATGATATTGAAAATAGTAAGATTGCTGGAGCTGCACAAGCTAGAGCTGATGCTATGACACAAAGTAGTACAGCAAGTGCTACAGCTTGGCAAAATTCTATGAATGCTATAGGTTCTGCAATAGCTAATACAGGACAAGGTTTTGCTTCATCTTATGAAGCTGTTCGTAAATCAGATGATGATTTTGCTAATACTTATGCAGGATTAGGTAATGAACAACAAGTTAAAGCAGCATTACTTCGTTATGAAAGAACTGGAGATGATAGTTATATTAATAGTTTATTAAATGGTAATTCTATTAGTGATTCAGAAAGAGCTGCTTTAAATAGAGCTAAAACTAATAAAATTAGAATAAAAAAGAAATAAACTAAGAGCTACTCCAGGTAACATTTTACCAGATTATACAAATAATGGTAATGATTTTAATTATTATGCTTAATTTTATAAATATAATATAACTATGCCAAATATACCTACAATGAGTTTAAAAACAGCACCTATACAATTTGCTGAATTTAAACCTGTACAATATACTCCTCAAATTGCTGATAATACTCTTTTAGCTAAATCTTTATCAATGCAAGAAGCTAGATCTAAAGAAGCTAGAAGTGCTTTAGGTAATACTGATACTTTATTAAATGGTATTAGAAATGCTATTAATCCTGAAGAATATGATTGGTTTGAAAATCAAGCTAAAGATATTAGAAAAAAAATAGATGATCAAATAGCTTTAGGTAATACTGAAACTGCTATTAGATTTGCTCAAGAAGCTGGACGTGATTTAGCTAGAAGTGTTGATATGAATAATAAAATAAGAGCTAATACAGTATATCAACAAGAACTCAATAAAGTTAAAAATGGTGCTTATAGTGAATTAACTAAACGTAGATTTGAAGACACTAATAAATATTATGATGATGGTACTGGTAATTGGAAAGCTGAAAACTTTATTCCTGTTAAAGATATATCTGTAGCTGATGTTTGGGCTAGAGCTGTAGCTAATACTCCAACTAGAAGTAATAGTACAGGTGGTAGTAAAACTAATACATCACAACAATTAGTTGATATTAGTGGTAGACCTATAAATGCTACTACTAATGAAACTATAAATGGTAAAACTAGTAAAATTGTTAATACTAATGTTTTAGGTCCTCTTACAACAACTACCTCTAGTTCTAATTGGTCTTCTGGTTATACTAGTAAAAGTAAAGAAGATATTATGAATATCTTCAATGATTTAATGAGTGATCCTAATATATTTGCAGGAGTTAAACAAGAATATGATAATTTAGTATGGCTTTATGATAAAAGTAAAAGTATTATTGACAATCCTAATAGTACTTCTGAACAAATAAAACAAGCTAAAACTGATTTACTTACTGCACAATCTGCATTGGAAGATAAAGATGGTTTTATTCATAAAAATGATGATTATTTTGAAACTTGGGTTCAAAAACAAGCAGATAGATATGCTGAACATAGTAAGTTTTATAATACATCTAGTAGTCATGGTACAAACAATAGTACTACTTATCATTCTGACGTATTTACTCCTATAAATACTGTTAGAATGCAAAATTATGTTGAAGATTTATCTCCTGATGGTGAAGGTACTACAAGTGGTCCTGGTATTACATTTACAGGTGATATTAGTTTCCCTAGTAATCAGTCTAATAATTTAGGCGGTTTTAATTATAATGTAAGTACAAATGCTGAAGATTATAGTGGTTATTTTCATTAACCTCAACAAAAAAGTAATTTAAACTTTAATTTAAAATAAATATATGGCTCAATTTAATCCTCAAGAATTACAAGTATATTTTGATACTAGAAATTATGCAGGTGCTGCTGAATATCTACGTAAAACTAAAGCTAAAGATTATGCTTCTCAATTAGCTCTTAATAGTAAAATACATGATCTTGAAAAAATAGCTGCTAAACAAAAATCTATATATTCTAATTTAGATAATGACCAACAACAAGCTTATGATTTTATGTCAGCTATGCTTGGTGAAGGTTCTATACCTAGAAATAGAACTTACATAGAAAATGGTCAAGAAAGAACACAAGTAAACAATTATGGTACTGAATATTTAAATAAAATTAATAATTTAAGAAGTGACAATGGTAATAATATAAAGCGTATTGCTATTGATATAGAAAACGATGATGATTTAGAAGCTTTAAGTAAAAGTTTAGGATATGGAAATATTAATGATAACACTTTAGGTATATCTGTAATAAATTTAGGTAAAAATAAAGGTAATAGATTAATAATAGATAGTTCTAATAAAAATCTTTATAAAGTGTTATCTGCTACAAATAAACTTAGTGATAAAAGTAGTTTAGATATAATAAATAATATAGGAAGTGAAGCTACTAAATGGGGTTTAGGTACTGGAGCTATTGGTGCTACTATTGGTTCTGTAGTTCCAGGTGTAGGTACTACAACAGGTGGTGCTATTGGTGGCTTAGGAGGTATGGTTGTTGGTATTATTAAAGGAGGTGCTGATGAAATACTTAATGCTGTTTATAGAAGTAACAAGTATAAAATTAAAGGAATAGACTCTAAAGGTAAACTTTATGATGATGGAGATTTCAATTATGATGATTTACAAGATGCTATTGAAATAGGAGATAAAGCTAATACTATAATGGAAGACGTTAAAGCTACTAAAACTATACAACAAAATTTTGTAGCTGAAAGTGTAGTAAGTAATTTCTTAGGAGCTGGTCATGCTGAAGCTTATAAACTTTATAAACAACATAAAATAGATTTAGATACTTATAATAAAATAGAAGCTAATTGGAAAAAAACATATGATACTCTTATAAATCAAGCTGATTTTACTCAAAAAGAAGTTTACGCTTGGTCTGCTGATTCAGGAGAAGGTGTAAATCTTAAACCTGTAAAAAATGAACTTATTCCAGATCTTAAAGGTGAAGTTATGTCAGCTATGCATGATAATAGAGTTACTTATTCTCTTTGTGTATCTGATGGAGAACTTGGTACTCTTATTACTATAGCACCTAAAGCTCAAAGTGGTGATGATAAAACTGATTGGTCTAAGAAAAAAGGTGAAATTCAAAAACAAATTTGGGTTAAAGGTTTGTTTGAAGGTACTGCTGAAAAAGCATTTGAATCTGATACTAAAACAAAAGCAGCAAGAGATAATGCTGATATGAAAAAATTTAATTATGAATTACCTCTTGTTAATGGTAAAACAGTAGGTTATAAGCCTGGAACTGGACCTTATTCTAAAACTACAGATAAAAACGGTAATACTATTTATACTAGTATAAGTGAAGAAGAAATGATTCACAATCTTAATGAAAATAATGAAATAGAAGAAAAAGCATTAGAAGCTTTAAATCTTTTAAATCATGATCCTAATAATTATAATACTAGTAATATAATGAATAAAATTAGGGATTCTGCTATTTCAGCTACTAAAAAACTTTATCCTAAAGGTAGTGTTACTGATACTGAAAGAGAATATCATGCTAATGAAATTGCTAGAAATATGACAATTCTTGTATATAGATATTATAAACTACAAAATCAAAAATAATATGGATACACAAAGTATTTTTAATGCAGGTGATACTATTATAAAAAATCCAAGTTATATTAAAAAAAATAATCAACCTGAATATATAACTGTAGATGATTTAGATAGTTCCGTAACACCTGAAGGTAGTAAGACAGCTGATATAATATATCAAGCTGCTGCACAAGGTAATCAAGATATTATAGGTCGTGATGGAGAATTAGATAAATATATCGAAAGAGGTATTACTCCTACTAATAAAAATTTACCAGTTTTAGATAAAATGCTAGCTGATAGTCAAAGTGCTACAGCTAAATGGTTTAATGGTTTAAGTCAAGCAGTTGTTAGTGAAGTAGGTTTAGGTACTGTAAAAGGTTTTACAGATTTATTTGATTTTGTTACTAGTAAAATATTTCATTTAACAGAAGACGATTATCAAAATCCTGCTAGTACTGCAATACAAGAATGGCAAGATGCTTTTAATAACAATATAGCTCCTATATATAGAGATGAAAGTCTTAATATACAAAATGGAGGTTTTAAAGATGCAGGTTGGTGGGCTAGTAATTTACCTAGTGTAGCTAGTACTTTAACTTTATTATTTCCTACTAAAATTATTAGTGGTGTAGGTAAATGGGTAGGTAAAACTACTAATATAGGTAAAGGTATAAGTAAAGCTAGAAGATGGGCTACAGGAGTTAATGAAATTCAAGATGCTAATAGACTTAATAAATTACAAATAGCATTAAATAATCCTTTAAATATAGCTAAAGCTAATGCAGCAGCTGAAACTATAACTGAAGGTTTACTTATGCGTACTATGGAAAATTATCAAGAAGCTAGAGATACAAATATTCAAATGTATCAAGAAGCTTCAGATAAACTTAATAGTATGTCAGATGAAGATTATAAAACTTGGGCTGAACAAAATAAAAATATTTTTGATAAAGATCTTGATATAAATAATAGAGATAAAGTTGCTAAAGCTATTGCTAAAAAAGCTGCTGATAGAACTTTTACTATGGACTTTAGTAATTCTATTTTTGATATTATACAATTACATGGTCTTAAAAATATAGGAAAAGGTGTAAAAGCCGCATCAGGTAGAATTGTAAATGAAGCACAAAGAACTAGTTTAACTGCTGCTAAAGCATTCGCAAAAGGTGGTACAGAAAGTGCTAAAAAAGCAATTGAAGAAGCTGCTAAAAAACCTTTATATAAACGATTTGGTCAAGGTATTTTAGATTATAGTAAATATAATGCTAAAACTGTATTAGAAGAAGCTACAGAAGGTATTGAAGAAGCTATAAACTATATAGCACAACAAGAAGGTCTTACTTATGGTAAAGCTATTCTTGAAGGTAATGCTAAAGATTATAGAGCTACAACAGGTATAAATAGTTATTTAACTTTAGGTATTCCTAATGTAATATCTACTTGGACTAATAGACAAGGAGAATTATTTGAATATATGAAAACACCAGAACTTCAAGAAAGTGCTTTTTGGGGTGTTTTAGGTGGTGTTTTATTTCATAATGTAGGTAGTGCTTTTAATAAAGGTAAATTAGCTCTTTATAGAAAAGCTCAAGAAAAAGCTCGTGATACTAATAGTACAACTGGTGAAAGTATTAGTGATGCTAATGGTTGGTTTAATCTTCTTGAACTTCCTGAAGATAAAGCTGCTCGTGTTGCTATAGAAAAACGTATAGCTAGACTTGAACAATTATCTAGTGATTTAAAAAATATTGAAAATGGTATTGATATTTTTGCACAAAAAAATGAAGATGGTACATTACCTCAATTTAATGGTGATGTAGAAACTAAAAAAGCATTAGCTCGTAGACGTATTGAAGCCGATTTTAAAGCTAACATAGCAATGGACGCTATGAATAGTGGTACTTATAAACAATTAATTGATTATTTTAAATCTGATGAAGTTAAACAAGCAATGGTTTCTGCTGGTTTAGCTAAACAAGAAAATATAGATAGTTATACAGAAGAAACTGTAAAGGATTTAGAAGATATAAAAAACCTATATGCTAGACAATCTACTCATGTTCTTAATCAAATAGCAGCTTTAAATGCTTCTAAAAAATATGATCAAACTATTCCTTTAGAATATGCTCAAATAATAGCTAAACGTAATGTAGATAGACTTTTAAACATTAAACAATTAGATAAAGAAATTGCTGACTTTGAAAGTCTTGCAGCAGAACAAGAAGCTATAACTAGAGAAACTAATCCAGATGTATTATTTGATGAAGCTAAAAATACTACAGAATTAGCTTCTTTAATTGATATGTATGGTAGACTTACCTACGAAGGTAAAGAAATAGATAAAGCTATAGAAGAACAAGGAGCTAATTATAGATTAGATAGACAAAAAGAAAAGAATAATAAACAAAAAGAATTAATAATTAATAGAATAAAACAAACAACTTTAGCTGGTAATGATGCTGGATTATCTGCTATATTTGCAGCTGTAAAATATGGTAGAAGTTATCGTAAAGCAGACGATGGTAGTTATTATCAAGATAAAGATGCTTTTGCAGAAACAGATGAACAAATATTAAAAGAAGCTAAATCTATATATAATGATGATTCAGATTTAAGTGATGATACTATTATACAATCTGCAAAATCTATGTTAAGTAATGTAGATAAAATACTTGGTAAAGAAGGTTTAGCAAATGTTAATAGTACATTACTTTCGCATTATGTAACTATAGGTCAACTTAAACTTCAACAAGATATTGAACGTTCTCAAATATCAAGTACTCAAACTCAAATACAAGATGATGTAGATTGGGAACATAATAATCTTAATGAAGCTCGTGCTAAAATGATTGATTTAGCTACATCTACTGTCATTAAAGCACTTCAACAATATGATGGAATTTTAACTTATAATTATGATAATCTTATAAATACTATTTATAAGATGTATTCACAAGATAAACAAGAAGCTAGACGTATTGCTGAACAATTCATGACAAATGATAGTAGTAAAGGTACTGTAACTGCTTCTGAATTTTTAGATGCTTTAGATGTATTTAATTTTTCTAATAGAACTAATCAAAGTCTTTATGAATATGTTACAAATATAATTGATACATATAAAATGACTCGTAATCAACAAAGAGCTGAAGATACTCTAGAAGATGAAACGAGTTCTACAGAAAATCAAAAACAGATTACAGACAATGAAAATCAAAACTTGAATAATCCACCACAATCAAATGAAAAAAACGACACAGACAAAATAAATGGGCAAAATCAACCTATAGAACCACCATCAAGCCAACAACAAAGTAAAAAACAAAACCAACAACAAAGTAAAACTAAAGGTAGAAAAAGTAATGTTACATTTAATATTAACAGTAAAGGTCTTATAGTATCTATTAAACATACTGGTAAAACTGATGCTTCTACTGCTAAAGTTATAGATAATGGTGATGATACTTATACTTTAGATATTATTTCTAAACCTAAAAATGTACAACTTAGATATGTTATAGGAGGTTTATTTGAAGGAAATGTTGATTTAATTGATATTGATGCTGATTGGATTATTAGTAAAAATCCTATAGTTAAACGTAAAGGTAATGAATATATTGTAGTAGAAAAAGGCGAACTTAAAAATGTTAAATATAATACTAAAGATGAAGAAGAATATCAAACGTTTAAAAATTTAGTTGATAGTGATGAAAATTTTAAAAATAATTTATTAACTAATCCTGATAGTGTTAGAGATGCTGTTCTTGAAGTTTTAGATACAACAAATGAATATAAAGCTAATAGTTATATAGAACGTTATCTTGATGAAAATAAAGTTGATTCTAACTCCCCCGTAGAAGAAAGTAATAATTCTTTAAATAATAACAATCAAGATAATACTCAAAACAATAATAAAAATAATCAAGATAATGCTCAAGAAATTCAAGATAATTCTAACAAAACACAACAAAACTCTTCTACGGGGGGGCAAGAATCCAACTCTGGAGTAAATCCTACTAATGATGCTACTATAAACAATAAACCTGAAAATAAAGGTACTTCTTCTACTAATACTGCTAATAATAAAACTAATGAAGATTTAGATAATATCAAAAGAGGTATAGCTCAAACATTTGGAAAATATATTCCAGATATGAGAGCTAAAGATATAAATTTTGATGAAATTAGTGATAATGTTGAAAAAGAACTTTTAGATATTAAAGATAAAGTTGGTTTAAATGAAGAAGATATTAAAGCAGAAGTAGCTAGACAAAAGCAAATGTTAAAAGATGCTCATGATAAACTTATGAGTTTACAAAGTAAACTTGCTCAAAATGGTGCAAATTTAGCTTTTGCTTCTAAGCTTGAAGAAGTTGATACTACTAATTTTAGCTTAATGTTTACTAATGCTATAGAAGCTTTTATGTCTGAATATAAAAAGATAGTAGTTACACCTACAGTTGATGATAGACAAGTTGTTAGATTAGTAGATATTTTAAGAATTTGTAATAACGTTTATCCTACATCAGATATTAGTGTTGCTAAATCTATGTATAATGTTATTTATAATTATCTTAAAAGTCCTATTGGTCAAGCTAAATATTTAACTATTGACTTAAATAAAGGTAATAAAGTATTAGATGATATTACTAAAACTACTGAACAACTTCAAAAAGAAATTGATGAACAATATGATCCTTTTAAAGTTAATATTAATGATTTTATTGAACAAGCTTTAATAAGTAATGATGCTATTAAAGATGAATATTTTAAAGCTTTAAATTCATTAAATACAGGTGATGAACTTGATATGCTTGCAACAGATAATGAATTACTATTTAGACATGGAAATGTTACTATAGGTAATATGCCTAAACCTAAACTTAATGGTGATACTTTTATACAAATAAATGAAGGCTGGATTACTGATGTTAAACTAGATGATAAAGGTAATGCTGTAAGTTCTCTTAAACCTATATTTGAAGATATATTTCTAACAGATACTAGTGCTCATAAAGCTTTAAGAGCTTTATTTATAAAAAATGCTTTACTTGATAGAAAAAATAAAGATTATAAAACAGAATTTGATAGTTTAGTAAAATCTTTTAGTAATAATTCTGTTATTAAACAATTAGTTGAACAAGCTAGAAAAGATAAAGCTAAAGGTAAACATAAAATATTCATTAATGATGCTAGTGGTATAATAGACTATGATAGATTATTAAATCATCTTACTAAACTTTGGAATTATACTCAAGCAGGAAATAATGCAAATAGTAAAACTGAAGCTGAAGATGATATTAGATCTAGTTTGAATAGATGGTTCAATACATTATATAAAACATATAATACTACTTATAATATAACTAAAGATAGTAAAGTTAAAATTACAAAATTAAATGAAGGTCAAATTAATAGAGCTGTAGAAAAAGATGATTTAAATACTATAGAAAATTATGATAAATTACCTTTAATAGGAGATGCTGTAGCGAAAAAATTTAAATGTAAATTAGGTATTGTTGATATAAAAGCAACACATATTGATATTGCTGGAGATAACGCTTTTGATGTAAAAAAATGGACAGCTAATAGTACTTTAATTGCTGTATTTAGTAAAAACGAACTTCCTGATTATGTTAAAGCTATTGGTGTAAAATTATCTGAAGCTAAAACTTTAGGTAATAAAAGTATAGTAGGTTCTATAGCTAATGCTTCTTTAATACATTTACAAGAAGCTTTTCAAGAATTTATAGATAAAAAAGGTTTTGGTAATATAAATGAAATAGAAGATATAATAAGAAGTATTATAGCTATTAATAATGATAAAGATAGAATACCTTTATTTAGACCTATTACTGGTAATTTTAGTATTGAAAATATAAATGCTCCTGGAAGTCCTGCTAGAGGTATAACTATTGTCTATAATAATGGTAACGGTAATTATAGAAGATTTAGAATATATACTAATAGTAGATATAACTCTCCTTTTGGTTTTAGAGATACCAATTTACCAAAAGATGTATATTTAGGTAAAGGTAATACCAATACTATTGCTAGAGATGCAGCTTATACTTTTATGAGTTTTATAAAAGATACTTGTAATGTAAATATAAGCCGTAATGGTATTATAAACGATAATAAAAAAGCTGATATACTTAAAGGTTTTATTACTAGAAAAAATGGTAAATTTAGTATTGATATAAATAATAAAACAAGTAATAGTTTTAATCAAGAATTTGATAGTTATAACGATTATATTATTAAAGGAAACCTTATAAGAGTTAATACTAAAATAGGTGAAAATGGCAGTAACTTTACAAGAAAGGGAAACAAACAAACAGCAAATCAAATTTTATATGTATCTTTACCAACAGTAAATAATAATAATAAAAAAGTATCTACAACAAATAAAGATATTCAATCTACTTCAGATGCTGATACATTTAATAAAGTAAGACAAATTACTGAAACTAATAAAACATCTGTTGGATTAGAAATATTCCAAAATATATTAGGCGATGAAGCTTATAATCAATTTAAAGAAATATCTGAAGATTTTAATGTATTAAATGATATTCTTCCTACTAGAATCATGTTTGATGTTAACATGAGAGATAAACAAAATGGTGATAAAACTAGTCCTATTATTGTTACACGAGGTGGTAAAAGTACAGCTAATTATCATAGAATGATAAATGGTAAACGTATTACTGCTCGTATTCCTGTTTCAGAATCTATTGTTATCGGTAATTATTTTCTTAATATGGCTTCTTCTAATAATTTAGAAAAACGTAAAGAAGCTATTAGAAAATTAATTCATGAACAACTTCATATTAATTTTCAAACTAGAGGTTATGAAGGTTTTAATACTATAGTTGAAATTAATAATGTTTATGAAGAATTTGTTAAACATTTAAAAGAAGATTTAGATAAACTAGATAAAAATAGTAATGAATATAAACTTCTTAAATCTATAGATTTTTCTAATACAGGTTATAAAGGTAGTCGTTTAATAGAAGAATTTGTAGTTGAAAGTCTTACTAATCAAACTCTTTTTAAATATCTTAATAGTATTCAAGTTGAAGATGGTACAGATAATAAAAAAGAAGATACTTTATTTACTAAAATTGCAAAAGTTATAGCTAAATTTTTTGGTTGGAATATACAAGATGGTTCACTTTATATGAAAGAACTTAATGCTCTTAGAGATATAACAGGTCGCATAGAAGGTGCTCCATTAGATGAATATAATAGTATGGAAGAAATTACAGATGATAATAATGATACTTCTAATAAAACAGATACTAATAATATTCAAACAAATGATGAAACTAATAATGAAATTTTAGAAAATAATGAAGATAATGAATTTTCAAATAATAATGAAACTTCAGAAGATAATGAAGTAGATACTAGTGAAGGTTTTGATATAAATTCTATAGATGATGATTTAGGTTTAGATGATGATTTAATATCAGATAATGATGATGTTTATGCTGCTGCTATTGAAGAAGTTAATGTTGATAGTGATGGTTTTAAGCCAATAGTCAATCTTGATGTATTTCAAAGTAGATTACCAAACCATTTACAATCTAAATTCAAGCACTTAGCAAGCCAAGGTTGGTTTGAAATTAAGTGTAAGTAGAATTATAAAGCTATAAAAATAAAGTCGCTTAAAACGAAAATAAACTTATAATAAAACTTTTAATATATGGATTGTTTTGCTCGTATATCTAGTTCAAAAACTGGTAATGAACTTAGAAAATTAATTGGTGATAATGATGTTCTTTTTACAACTATGCTTCTTGAAGCTTCAGATATGAATGGTTTTACTGAAGATTTTCAAAAAGTATATAAAGAATCTAATAAGGGTGCTATTGCACCTTTATTAGATCCTAAGACTAAACCTCAAGCTGCTAAAATAGCTAAGGCTATTTATAATTATTATTATAAAAAACATCCTAGTATAGATAGTACTGTAAGAAATCAAGATAGTGATAATAATACTACTCTTTTTGGTTATAGTAGTATTTTTAATAGAGAAAAAGGTAAAGCTCATGTAGCTACTTTTATTCTCGATACTTTTAATAATCTTCAAAATAGTGGAGTAGAACTTAAAAAGAATAAATTAGAATATTATCGTAAACAAGCTAAAAAAGCATGGCTTGATATGATATTTGATTCTATTTCTAAACGTGATAATAAAAATGTTGATGATTTAAAAAATGAATATAAAAATGCTGAAGATAAAGCTTCTTATATAAATGAATTACTTGGAGGTAATGAAAAAAACATTACTTATAGTAATTATTATGCTGTATATCAAGAATTATTTGCTTCAGATAAAACATCTCTTAATTATATAAATGAAGTATTTACTAATCCTAATTTAGCTGATGTCTATCATCAAATCAAAGGAGATTTAGATGAAGAAAATGCTAAATTAGGACTTCAAAGTAATGAAGAACTAGATGGTGTAAATCCTGAAGGTTCTGAAGTTAACGATGTAGAATTAGATACTAGTATTACTAGTTTTAATAATCATATTGGAGCTTATACTTCTTTTATGACTCATGTGGGTCCTCGTATTAGAAATTATTTTAATACTTTAAGAAAACTTGCTACTCCTAATATAGGCGATTTTGATACTAGTAATGATTATGGTATTGCTGAAACTATGGATGCTAATGCCTGTTCATCTATGCTTTATAATCAAGCTACATTTCATAATGTAGAAGATATGATTAAAAGTATTGAAAATATAGGTAAAACTGTTTCAGGTTTTGAAGCTTTTGTTAAGCTAGCTAAAGATCTAGAAGATAATCCAGATTTTGCTACAGAAATGTTTACTGTATTTGCTAAAACTAAAATAGATAAACTTGAAACTGTAGTTAAAGATGGTATGCCTATTACTAGAATATCTAATGTTTCAGCAACTCCTAGAAATGTATTAGTTTTTGATTTACGTAACGATATTAAAGGTGTTATTAGAGATAATAACGCTTTTGTTATTTCAAGTGATATTGATACATTAAATAGAAGTATAGACAATGCTTTAAATAATATTAAAAAACTTTCTGATAAAAATTATTCAAAAGACGATAAAGTTGGATTTAAAAATAAAGCTGATAAAGCTTTAGGTAAAGCTAAACAAGAAATTGTAAGATTAATAAAAACATATTATCCTTCTATTCAAGATGCTGCTATAACATCTTATATAGAAATGAATAATAATGCTGCTGGTGATACTAAAATACAATTACAAAATATACAACTTCTTACAAAAGATATAAGCGATGCTTGTACAGCTACTGATAAAAGTTATAATGCTTTACAGCAAATGATGGTACGAGCTACTAAAATTAAAGAAAATAATGATAATTTAGATAAAGCTCGTAAAAGAGGTGAAATTATAGATTTTAATGAATATCAGAATGAAAAAAGTGTATATTCTGATGATTTTATTAAATCTCAAGATGCTAGTATTCAACAAATAGTAAATAAATTATTACCGTATAGTGTAGTTAATACACAACTTAATTCTCGTAATATTCATGGTAATAATACTTCTAACATTATTAATAATAGTTTGATTACTCAAATTGATAAAATGTTAAAAGATAATTATGAAGAAAGAGTATGCGATGCTAATGGAAAACTTCTTTATACTAGAATACGTAATAAAACTTTAGAAGCTTGGGGTCTTGAAAAACTTAGAAGTAAACAATATAAATATAGTAATATTCTTTTAGAACAAACTGATGAAGATGGTAATGTTTTAAATAGAGGTATTTTTAAATATGTAGATGGTCAATTAGTTATATCTGAAAATGCCGAAAATCTTATTAAATTAAGATTATTTGATGGTGCTGGAAATATGGATAATAACACTAATCTTTCTTATTCTGAAATGACTAGTGGTGATTATCTTCCAACAGATTTTATTAATTTCTTTAATACTAAAACTAATGAAATTGAAGATGTTGCTAATTATTTCCTTCGTACACCATCTGATGCTCCTAAAACTTTTACTATAAGAGCACCTAAATATGATACTCACGGATTATTTACTGTAAAAAATAGTGAAGCTTTTTATGATATAATAAACGATATAGTTAAAACTCATGCTAATGTATTAACTACTGAAGATTATAATACTAAATATCGTCCTGATCCTGATAATTTTTATGTTTCTAAATTTCAAACTTTTAATATAGATAAATATCTAACTCCTACAGAAAACACAACAATTCCTATAACAGATATACGTTCTATTAAAAAAATAGAAGGTACTGAACAAGAAGATGGTAGTTATGAAGGTTATGTTACTTATGGTGATGATAAAACAGGTGATATAGTAGTTGTAAAAGGTACTATTGAAAAAAGTAAATCACAAAAAGGTCATCATCTTATAAATGTTTCTTATGAAGGTACTTTTAATAATACAAAAGATTATGAAAATGGTATTCCTACTAAAGTAAGTGATTATTTAAGTAAATACTATCATACTGAATTATTAAAACACGATATTACTATAAATGATAAAACATGGACTAAAGCTGAACAAATAGTAAATGTTAATCATCCTGTTTATAAAATGATTAAAAATCAATTTAAACAAGAGATGCTTGATGCTGCTGTAGCTTTATCTCATTATTTTGATTTTAGACAAGGTGAAGATGGTTATTATAGTGTAGAACTTAAACAAGTTTCAGAAACTGAAGTTTCTAATGAACCTGTATTTAAAAAAGGTAAATCTAATACTAAAGGTTATAAGTTTTATCATTTAGGTTCTAATGGTACTGTTTTAGAAAAAAATGGAAAAGGTTTTAAACTTGCAGGTAATGTATTTCATAGTAATAAGTTTACTTTAGCTGTTGAAAATGAAGATGGTACTATTAGTAAAAAGAATTATTTAGATGAAATTATAAGTAACGATTTAGATAAAAGAGAAGATGGTTCAATCAATCTTCTCTACGGGGGAGCTATGAGGATAGTAGCTACTCTTGAAGAAGATGGTAGTTATAATGTAGAAGATGTTATTTTTAGTGAACTTCAACAAAAGAAAATAGATGAAGCTCTTTCAGCATTTCTTACAGAATATCAAAAACAAGCTATTAATACTATTGATGGTTATAAAAACTTTATTCAAGGAGTTGATGTTACTAATGAAAATATAACAAATTTTGCTATTAATAATCTTCTAATGCATTATAATTATGATGAACTTTTTGAAGGTAATACTAAATTTTATAAAGATAGTCAAACTATTTTGAAACGTGCTAAAGAATATCAAGGTTCTGGTGTACCTTATGGTATTGCTAATTATAATGTTTTTAATAATGAAGATTTATCTGATGTAAAAGAACATTCATTTCTTAATGATGGTGTTATAGAAGAAACTAGTAAAGATTCTGAAGGTAAAGAAGTAGTTAACAAAGTTAGTATACAAGATTTATTTAAAGGAACTTTATTTGAAGGTACTACTCAACGTTATGGTTTTAGAGGTGTTACTATTAAAAATACACAACGTACAAATGTAGCTGCTCTTGAAGAACTTGTTAAAAAACTTGTAAATGATTCAAAAATAGACGAAGAAGCTGCTAGAGAAATTCTTTTTGGTCCTGTTGTAGTTAAAGATGGTAAAATAGTTAAAGATAAAGAAGGAAATCCTGTTCGTAGAGGTGGTTTTACTGAAACTAAAGTTAATGATGCTCAATCTTATATAACTGTTCAAGAATGGGTTCGTCGTATTGCAGCTCGTGGACAACTTCAACGTTATCTTCCTTTAATAAAGAAAATAATTGAAGCTGATAAAAATCCTGATGTTAAACTTGATGCTGAAACCATTAAAGAGTTTGTTCAAGTACAAAAGAATTTTTATTATGATATGCACTATGATGAAAATTATGGTATTTATGCTCCTCGTCAAATTAAAAATGCTGAATTCGTACTTATACCTAGTCTTATAAAAGGTACACAACTTGAGCATGTATATAATATGATGAGAGAAGGTAATATTGACCAACTTAATACTGTTGAAACTAGTAAAGCAGCTAATGAAGAAGTTCTTACTATTTGGGATAATGATGCTAAAATTAAAGGTTTAGATGGTGTTGTTGATGAAGAAAAAATAGCTGAAGCTACTACTAATTATGCTAATCAACTTAATGGAAATGCTCAAATATATTCTTATAATAATTTGTATACTCAACAAGAAACTCCTCAACATATGAATGCTGAAAATAAAGCTGGTATTCAAATTATGAAGAAAATGATTGATAATCTTCCTAATGATGATAGTGAACTTGGTAAACTTAAAAAAGAATATTTTAAATTATTTACTCGTAATATAGAAGAATCTTTTACTGATTTACTTGATAATTTTGAAATTCCTTATGATGAAAATGGTAATATTGAATTAGATGATCTTGATCATATTAAAAATATTAATCTAAAAGTTTTTTATAATAAACTTAAAGAAGAATTAATGCGTACAGGACTTGATAGTAATTTAAATGATTATGTTACTATTCCTGAAGGTTCTAGTATACCTAGTATGCCTGCCGCTCTTATGAATAATATTCTTACTAAGTTTGAATCTGTTGTTCAAAGTTTATTTAATAATAATATTACTAGACAAAAACTTCCAGGTTTTCATGCTGCTCAGATTACAAATGTTGGTTGGAGTCCTTTAAATGAAACTATAGAAAATGTTAGTTATAATAAAACTTTAAGATATCATCCTGAAGGTAAACCTTATATTGAAGTAATGCTTCCAGCATCATTTTTAGGAATAAATAAAAATGATGAGCATTATAAAAATATGACAAATGAAGAAATTATAGCTGAACTTGAAGCTAAAGGTTTAGATATGATTATTGGTTATCGTATTCCTACTGAAGGTAAACAATCAGTATGTAATATGAAAGTTGTTGGTATAGTTGATGATGCTTTTGGTTCTACTATTGTCGTTCCTGATGATTGGGTTTCACAAACAGGTTCTGACTTTGATATTGATAGTGTTTATGGTATTCAATTTGAAACTTATAAAACTAAATCTGGTGAAGTATTTCCTGTAGAATATAAGGAAGCTAAAAATAGAACTAAATATGATTGGTTTAATTATGTTACTAAATTTGCTGAAGATAAAGATTTAGATCCTAATGTTAAAAGTAAAATAGCAGATGCTAAAAAAGAAATTAATTCTGAACTTCAATCTGAATTAGTTGCTTTAGAAAAAGAAGAAAAAGAAATTTGGAATAAGTTTAGTAAAGATGAACAAAATATAATTAAACAAGTTCAATTAAAAATAACTAAAGCTATACAAAATCAAGGTCTTGAAGGAAAAGAAGCTTATGATTTTAGACTTACTAAGCTTATAGGTTTTTTAAATAATACTAAAAGAAAGGCTAAAAATAAGAATACTAATTTTATTAAAACTATTGATGAAATTGTACCTGTACTTGAATCTATTGATGCTTTCATAATGACTCAAGGAGCTAGATACAATGAAGAAAGTAAACAAAGAATAGATAATATTCTTAATGAAAGACTTGATAAATTTAATAATGTTGCTAAAAATGCTGGACTTCTTACATTAAATGAATATCTTAAATCTGAAAATGATTTAAAAGCTAATACTAGAAAAGCTAGAAACAATAGACTTCTTAGTATTATGAAAGAAATTCTTTCAGATCCTAAAACTCTTGAAGAAAATCTTTCTCGTTCTAATTTTGATGATTTAGTTCGTGCTCGTAATGCTGTAATGAATCCTAATGTTAAAGCAGCTAGAGATGCTAGAAGTCCTTATAATGTATTTGATCAAATAGCTTATCAAGAAGATGCAATGAGTGGTGCTAAACTTAAAGCCTTTAGTGTTACTCTTGATACTTTTTGTTCTGTTTGTAATAAAGTTCAACCAACATTAGAAAAACCTGTTTATATAGTTTATAATACAGAAAATTATAAAAATCCTCAAGCTATTTTAGATAGATTTAATGGTGGTAAACTTAAAAGTAAAGCTAAAACTTTTGCTATAAAACATAATACTTATGGATGGAGTAAAGATAATAGAAATGTAGCAGGTAAGATTCTTACAGCTTATTCTTCTCAAACTACAGCTTTTATTCTTGATGCTATTAAAGAAGGAGCTATACCTAATGTTAATGATTATACATTTTCAGTATTTAAAACTCTTGCCAATATAGGTACAGATTATAATACTTCTGTTGCTTTTATTATGCAACCTGGTATTGAAGAAATTGTAAAAGCTAATAATAGTAATAAATCTGTTTATTCTACAACTTCTGGTAATCCTATTCATCAAGCTATTAGAAATATTGCTAAACGATTAGAAATAAGTGCTGAAGATAATATTCCTATTACAGCAGTACTTGCTTCTATAAATAAAAAATATAATAAAGAATTTAATAAAATATTTAAACAACAAGGTGATGATGATATTACTATTAGTTTAAATGAAGAAGATACTAAGAATCTTCCTATAATAGCTTCTATGCTTGTTGATAGGCTTAAAAATACAGGTAAGTTTAGTAAAAACTCCCCCGTAGAGAAGTCTTTGTTTGATTTAGGTGTTATACTTAGTTTTAATAAATTACATAATACTGCTAATACTATAGGTGATATAGCTAGATGTTGTAATCCTGATAGATTTGGTGCTAAACAAACAGTTTTTGCAACTCGTCAAGTATTTACTAGTATAGATCAAACTATGTTTAATCAAGAAGTTCTTCCTGATACTGGTGGTATTGTTAGACAATTAAGAGAACCTATACTTTCTGTTAATGGTAAACATATATTAGCATCTATATATCCAGGTACTGATGATGTTAATAGTGACAGTAATGGTATAATTAATAATTTACTTAAAACTAATAGAATTGCTGAAAGTAGTTATCCATCATTATATGCTTTCTTAAAATATGCTTCTGCTACTAGTACTGTTGTTGCTAAAACAATATTTGATACTCAAGATGATGGTTTTGTAAAACTTATAACAGATTTTAAAGATGTACTTAATGGTTATAATCAAACTATAAATGAAGATACTTATAATGATTTACAAAAATATGTATTAAGTTCTTTATATAAACAAGTTCCTGCTATTAGATATCTTGTTAATGTTAGAACTAACAACAAAGGAGAAATTGAAATAACTCAAAATATTCCTACAGAAACTGATAAAATAGAAGAAGCTTCTAAAGCAGAAATTACTAGAATTTACGGTTATGAGCGTGATAGTAATGTTTCTATTATTAATAAAGAAACTTATACAGATAATAATGGTAAAACTAAAACTAAAACTGTAATTACTAATTTTGAAGTAGAAGATATTAATAATCCTAAAAAAGAAGAAATGGAACTTTATGAACAACTTTCTCCTGCTCAAAAAGTTCAATTTATAAAATCTAATTTTAGTAATGCTGGTATATTTAGTTTACTTAATGTTAGTTTGTTTAATAGTGCTGCTAGAGGTAAATGGGTTGGTATGCAAACTTTAGAATATAAAGAGCAAAATATAAATCCTAATGTTGTTTATGCTGAATTTAGAAAAGCTTTTTACAATAATAATCCTTTAATTGTTTCTGCTGCTATCGATTTAGTTAAATATGCTGCTCAAGTTGAAGGAATGAGAATGACTGCTACAGCTATTAATAAAGTTATAGATAATAAATGTCTTATACAACCTTTTGGTAGAAATGGATTAGGTTTTGTAGATAGTATTAAACAAACTATGACTGATATTAAAAATGGTAAAGGACATTTTGGTTATAATTTAGATGAAAATAATGATGTTAATTCTGAAGTAGAAACTCTTTATGAAAACTATCTCAGAAGTCATCCTGAAACTAAAGGTATTAAAACAGTTTATTTAAGTAAAAGAAATCAATATAAATATGGATTATATAAACATGATTTTGGTACTTATTATTTAAAAGTTAATGATGATAAAGCTTCTCCTGAAGCAAATCTAAAAGCTTTTAATCAAAAATTATCTAATATAGGTATTAAAACTTATCTTCCTTTAACTGATACTTATTTAACTAATAAATATATTAGACTTAGAGATAGTAAAAGTAATAATTTATATAAAATTGTTGAAGGTGATGGATATATTGTTTTATATCCTTTATCTAAACTAGAAGCTAATGAAAATAGTGAATGGTCTGCTAACGAAGATAATAATAGAGGTATTCTTAGTAAAAAAGCATATACAATACTAACTAACGATTTTGCTAAAGTAAAAGATAGTCAAGAGTTTACACATAAATTTATAAAATCACGTATGGATTATTATAAAGAAACAGGTGAAAAAAAGACTTTCTTTTATAAAGAACGTAGAAATTATAATAGAAATGTTCCTGCTGCTGATTTCAGTATTGAAAAAGAAGCTGAAAATGGAGGTTCTATGGCTATTCTTCGTCAACAAATAATTAATCATTTTAAGAATCCTCTTGCAGGTAGATTATTTGTTAAAAATAATGCTTTAACTGATTATATATTTAGTAGTGGTGTAGAAAATGGTAGTGAACAAACTATTAATTTTGGTAATAATGATACCAGACGATTTATATTATCTATTCCAGATAATATAACTAGAATAGAAAAAGCTTATTTAAAAGGTGATAAAGAAGGAAATAAATTAAGTGTTGATGGTTTACAAACTCCTAGTATTAAAACTATTATTAAAAACGCTCAAGAAGCTGGACTTACTAGATTATCGGGAGTTGTTGAAGTAATACCTGTAGTTGAAAATGAAGCTTATGCTGCTAGTTTGGAAGAATTAGATTCTAATAGTATAGACTTTGCACATAGTAGACGTGCTGCTAAAAATGATAGAGCTTCTATTGATTATCTTGAAAAACTTAGGTCTAATGATATTAATACTAGTATTGAAAGTATAGGTAGAACTGATAAAAGTAGAAAATTAACTACTAGAGAAACAGCTAAATATGCTAGACATACTGCTGATTATATTAGAACTAAATTATTTAATCAATTTATAGAAGATCCTAATAATGCTGATGGTTTTATTAGTATTACAGATGATAGAATTATAGCTATGATTAAAGAAGATCCTAAACTTATGGATAAGTATATGGAAGCTGTAAACATAGCACAAGCATTTATAAATGAATATACACCTTATCGAGAGTTTGATGCTACATCTGAAGATTCAGAAATTAAAATGTATATTAATGATATAAAACAAGCTCTTGATGATGTAAGTAAACTTCCTTTATCTGATGTATTAGAAAAAGGTGCTCAAGCTATGCTTGATAAATATTCTACTAATCCTTTAGTTAAAGAAGGTCTTATTGATGTAATGGACGGCTATTGGAAAACTTATGGTGTTGCATGGCAATTTAATGATATAATGGAAAATGGTACACCTATTTTACAAGTTATGCTTAAAAATGTCATGGATGATATAGATGGTAGACAAAAAGCTTTTCAACATAAAACTAGAAAAGAATTTTGGAATAAAATACGAGAAATTCAAGCTGAAGCTAGACGTAAAGGTGAAACTATTAATTGGAATCATATAGTTGATGAAGATGGTAGATTTATTCAAGATTATGATAATAAGTTCATTGATGATATGCAAGAACTTAGAAATAAAATGAACGAAGAAGCTAGACTTAATGGTTATGGTAGTTTACCTCATCTTAAAGCTAAACTTGAATATGATCAATTTAAAGCTAATCATTGTAATCAACCAGCTGCTGGGATGTATTATCAAAGAAAATGTGCTTTAGAAAGAGCTATTATTTATGGATATGATGTTAAAGATGATCCAAATTTACCTTTTGAAAATACTGATAAACATATTCCAGGTTTTCCTGATTTATATTCTAAATATATGCAACTATTTTATAAGCGTCTTGATATATTTCATTATATGTCTAATGATGGTCTTAATGAAAATCAAAGACAAGAGCTTAATAAACTTAGTCAAGAAATGTTTAATCTTACTAGACCTGGTGTATATGTTGACGAAAATGGTAATTTACAAGATAGACCTTATGTTGAAGAAGGTATGGATGTTACTGATAACGAAACATTAAGGCTTTATAGTAGAGAAGCTCAAACAGCTTTAAAAACTTTTCTTGATAATATTGCACAACTTAATGATAAATATTTTACTTATAATTCAGCTTATGGTTTTGAAGATCAACTTAAAATAAATTTAAATATTATTGCTAGTTATGAAAACAGAGATGCTAATGGTATTCCTCAAAAACCACAAGATTGGTTAGATGCTCAACCTGAATATTTTGAAGCTAAACAATGGGTTCAAAATAATGCTAGATTTGTATTAGAAACAGCTAACGATGAGAATGGTGAAGCTAATACTATAGGAGCTAAACTTAAAGAAGCTTTTAAATGGTTAGGTTTAACAAGTAATGGTAAAAATAGAAGTGCTGCTGCTGTTATGCGTAATCATAATAATGGTGAAGGTATTTATGATGAAAATCATGTATTAGACGGTAGAAAACTATCTGATAAAGAATTAGCTAAAGTAAAAGATGAACAATTATCAGATTATAAAACTAAAGATTGTCCTAGTTTTACAGATAGAGTATTAATTTCTAATGCTAAACCTGATAATACTATTTTTAATGAAGCTTTTTATAGAGGTATGCGTAAAACTAAAGATGATGTTAATCCTGCATATCTAAAATGTGTAACTGAACTTAATAAATTATTAGAACCTTATTATAATAATGTAGACGGTAATATTCATTTTGAACAAATTCCAGATACAGATGAAGGTATTGAACTTCTTAAACAAATAGCTCAAAAATATCAAGAACTTAGAGCTTATAAAGAAACAGATAATGTAGATACTGATGTATCAGAATTTATAAAAGATAATGTTGAATTTGTTACTAATGATGTTGCTTGGAATGGTCAAATAGCTGCTATAAAAGGTGGTAATTTTAGTGATGATTTTAAAAACGCTTTTATATTATTAGCTTACGAACGTAAAACTAATGGTGATTTTGTTCAAAGAAATGGTAATTTTATTCCTAATAGATTTCTTTACAGTTATGCTAAACCAAAAGGTAATCCTGGAGATGCTTCTTATGAACGTTTTGTAGATCATAAACGTAATGAAGCTTTAAATCTTATTAATCAAGTTTATCGTAAAGTTCCTACTAAATATTATTATCAAGCTATGCACGAAGCTATGGCTAAAACTCAAAAAAATGGTAATTATAATTATATGGATTGGTATGTTGCTAATCATATATATAATCCTTATACTCGTAAAATGCAACCATTAGATTGTTGGCTTACTAGTGAAGTTCGTGATGAATTATTTAAAGATAATACTTTTGAAGGTAAATGGGTTCCTAGAAGTAATCAAAGAGAAAAAGTAGTTCGTGATGGTAATTTTAGTACTGTTATAGCTGGACAAAAAATTAGTGCTTATGATGCTTCTCATGATATGAGAAATCACGATTATAATCCTAATCTTGGTCTTATAGGTAATTACGTAAAAGGTAGTCAAAAAGGTAAATATGATAGTAAAATAGTTATGAACGATTCTGAAAAAGCTATGCGAGATTATCTTCAAGATACTCTTATGCAAACAGCTAATGTAGAATCTGCTCGTAGATACTTTGAAAAAGGTAATTTACCAAGAAGTTTAAAACCTAAAGATACAAATGCTAAAATGGTTGGAAAAGAAATTGGAAAATTATTTGGTATTGGTATTTCTTCTGAAAATGGTAAAAAAGATTGGTATAATGAAATAGGCTATGAGTTTGATAAAACTCCTTTAATGCCTATGACTAAACTTCTTGATAGTAAACAAACTATTGATTTACAAAATAAAATTAAACAAATCAATGAACGTACTATTACAGAAGATCAATTTAATTCTAAAGAAGAATTTAATAAAGCTATTTCTGAACGTAATGAAAAAATAGATGCATTAAAAGCTCAATTAAAAAAAGAAAGAAATGCTCTTCTTAATAGAGATTGGTTAAATGTTATAGATTGTTATCTAGAGCAAGCTAATAGATATAATGCTATTAATGATAATAAAACTAAATTATATTATCTTCATAATGTTCTAAAAAGTATGCAAATGTATTCTAGAAAATATGGTCTTACAGGTGATTTGGATAAAAATACTAGAAAATCTTCTGAAGGTAATATTTATAGTAAAAGTGTTGATGAAAATCTTATTAAGCAATACGAAAATACTTTACGTAGACTTTTATTTGACCAATGGAAAGATAAAGAAGGTAATATAACAAAATATGCAAATGTGCTTCAAGGTTTTACTTCAGCTAACTATATGATGTTAAATGTTAGAGGTGGTATTGCTAACGTCACATTAGGTGAAACTGGTATCATAGGTGAAGCTCTTGCAGGTGAATTTTTTAGTAAAAGTGATTGGGCTTTTGGTACTGGTGAATGGACTAAAGGTTCTCTAGGTTTTGCTAGAGGAGGTTTTGAAGCTATGTTTAATCATAAAGGAACTTCTTATAATAAGCAAGACGCTATTATTAAATTCTTTAATGTAGTTGATTATGATGAAATAGCTGGTGTTACTCATGAACTAAATCTTGAAGAATATAGTAAAAAGCTTCGTGATTTTATGTTCAGTCCTCAAACTATAGGTGAACATTTTATGCAAAATAGTGTACTATTTGGTATGTTACATGGACATAAAATTGTTACTATGCTTGATGGTTCTGTTATGGCTATGAATAAAAGACAATATATTGATTATCGTCAAAGTCAAATTCTTGATAGTATTTTATCTGAAGATCAACTTAAAGCTTATAACGAATTTAAAGAAAACATTAAAAAAGATCCTAATAAACTTAAAGATTATGCTTGGTTTAGAAGAGATGCTTTAACTGATTGGGTTTATCTTCATACAAGTAAAGAACAATCTGATAAATTCTTTGCTGAACGTAATAAAAAAGAAAAAGAATTTGCTAAAGAATTTGATAATAAAATTAATATGTATGATCAAATAGAACTTGGTGATGATGGTAAACTTGCTTTTAAAGAAGGTTCTGAGCTAGCTGAATTAGATAAAAAACCCCATAATGGTTCTTCTGAAATGAGTGAAGCTATGGCTTTAATTGGTTCTTTTTCTAATAAAGTTCGTAAAGTAAATAATAGAATACATGGTGCATATAATAGACAATCTGCTGCTTATATTGAAAGTAAATGGTGGGGTAGTTTAGTTATGCAATATCATAAACATTTACCTATAGGTATACTTAAAAGATATATGGCTAGAGGTCATTATAATGAAACTAGAGGTAATGTTGATAAAGGTATGGTTCAAAGTATTAAAGATTTACTTAGACTTAATTGGGATAAAATTAAAGTAGATGCAGGTCTTACAAATGAACAAGCTGAGGCTGGTAAAAGTTTTACTTTTATTTTAGCACATAGTTTTGATTATCTTACTCAATTAAAAGAAACACTTAAAGTCATACCTCCTTACGAAAAAGCTAATATTATTAGAAATTTAGGTGATGTAATAGCAGTAATAGGAGGTATGGCAACAGTTGCTGCCCTTTGGTATATTGCAGATGATGATGATGAAATGCAAGATACTATTTGGTTTAATATGATGCTTTATGAAGCTGATAGACTTACTTCTGAAGGTTTCTTATATAATCCTTTAGGTTTACTTAATGAAACTAAAAAATTAATGAGTACTCCTATTGCTGCTCAAAGTGTTATAACTGATGGTTTGAATACTATAAAAGGTATTACTGAATGGATGTTTGATGATGAATACGATCCTTATTATCATAGTGGTCGTTTTGCTGGAGAACGTAAAATATCTGTTTATATTCAAAGACGTATTCCTATATGGAATGGTATTAGAGGTGTACTTGATAGTCCTTCAAATAACCATTATTATAAACTTGGACAAAATCCTATTGGTATATTTGATGTTAAGAACTCTGTAACTGGTGATTGATATAGTTTAGTAAGAACTCCCCCGTAGAAGAGTTGTGTATAATCTACCAACTCTTCTACTTAATAATAAATTAAATAATAAACCTATGGCTAAAAGAAAAGATTTACAAGATTATACAGGATTTTATAATTAGATTGAAAATATAGCTGATATGAGAGGTTGGGATGTTAATGAAATGCTTAATGATCCTACTTATAATTATAATTATTATGAAGAACGTAAATACAGAAAGTAATTATTTTAAATAATTTAATAATATAAAAATTGGTATTTATAATAATTCTTTCTATATTTGCATTCGTATTCAAACACCAAACAATGTTTGACTAACTAAACTTCATAAGAGTATATCTCTTATATGTCTTATAGGTATTATTACCTGTTATCCCCTACGAAAAAGAATTGCTAGTTATCTCCCTCCTTTTTCTAACTAGTATTGGTAGATATTCTTCGTCCGTTCTTAGTCTACCTTTTTTAATGTTCCATGGTGTAATGGTAGCACTAGAGTTTTTGATTCTCTCAGTCATCGTTCAAATCGGTGTGGAACAACTACTGGTTAATGATTTGATGGTTATGTAAAATGTATTCTTTTTGGATGTGGTAATACCCACTACTTTCATGGTAATTGAGTTGATAAAACTAATTATTTATTTTATTTGTTGCTCCTATTAGTTGTGAAACTAGTAGGAGTTTTTTATTTTATATGTTTCGTTTGTGTTCCAACTAATTATAAAAAAAAAGATATAAACAAAGATAATACTTTATTTACTCTTAATAATATGTTATACAATAATTTGATTTTAGATTTAAGCAAGTCAAATACTATTTGCTTATAAGTTATCAGCTAACATATAAAAATCTAACAGAGCCAAGAAAAAGCTACAAATTAGCCATGTTTGACTACATTCAACTATACAAAAATATTCATTGATACTCTTGTAAGTTGTCTGTAGCATTAAAAAAAAGGCTAGTAGCATTACTGCCACCAGCCCAAACAACATAACAAATTAAAATTGCAAAGTTTCTATTAACTCTTTAATTTTTCTAGCACTTTTAGTACCACTAAAATGATACATAATAACATCATTTTTAATAAATACTAGTGTAGGAAAATCAGTAAGTTTAACATTAGTTTTAATCCAAAGAGGAACAAATCTAATATCTTGTACTCTTATTCTAATATTACTAAAATTATTATCAAGAATATCTTTCATAATTTTACATCCTTGACAACCTTCAGTAGTAATAAGATATAAATATTTCATTTAAGCATTTTCTTTACCACAAACAGCTCGTTCACTTCGACAATTATCACAATTACTTTTACAATTATCACAATCACCATCACAACGATTAATACAAGGTTTAGCTAAATGTGCGAAATATTCACCATTTTCACAAATAATATCCTGATTTTCAAGCCTTGCACGAAGAGCTTCTTCATATTTCTTCATAGCAGTAAGTTGAATACATTTATTAGCAAATTCAACTTTATCATCTTTATCACTTGCATCACTATAAATATAATTATGAAGTTTCTTAATACGTTCAACAAGTTCAGAATGTTCAATCATCATACGTTGTACAAAATTTGTAGCCATAATAATTTAAATTTAAAAATTAATATAATTAAGTTAAGTTATATACGAATTATCATTATTTTATTTAACACCAGTATGACCAAAACCACCAATACCTCGTTCAGTATCATCGAGTTTATCAACTTCTATAAGTTGTACTTGGTCAACTTTAGCAAATACTATTTGAGCAATTCTATCACCATGATGTACATCAAAAGTATCATTACCGTGATTAATTAAACAAATTCCAATTTCACCACGATAATCAGCATCTATAGTTCCTGGTGTATTAAGTACTGTAATACCATATTTTAAAGCTAAACCAGAACGAGGTCTAATTTGAGCTTCATAACCATAAGGCAATTTAATATAAAGACCTGTAGGAATTAAAACTCTTTCACCAGGAGCAATACTTATAACTTTATCATTTCCTTTTTCATCTTTTAGATTAGCTCTAAGATCCATACCAGCACTATATTTAGTACTATAAGTAGGTAAAGGATTAGAAGATTTATTTACTATTTGTACTCTCATTTTATTACTTTATTTATACTATTATTTAACAATACAAAAATAACAAGAATATAATTAACTGCCAAAGATATAATATAAAATAACAAACATTCTTCTACGGGGGAGCTAGAGTGCAACTATCAATTCTAATAAAAAGAATATAATTAGCTACACTCTAGTTTTACATTAATACATTCTATCAGTAATAGCTCCAATTAAAGTTATTAATTGTTTAATACTGATAGGTATATCTTCATCTTCTTCATCATAATCACATTTAACTTCTTTATATTTATCTTTTAAAATAAGAAGTCTATCTTTATATACTCTATCATCTATTTGAATTTTAGTAGGATTATATTTAGTAAGATATAAATAAAAACCTAATAAAAGAATAATAGCTATAATAACTATTGTAAAACAAATACAAATCATAAGTTAAGCAATTTTTAAATTAACAGCTGAAACTAGTGCTTTATTCATATTTCTGTTAGCTCCCCCGTAGAGAAGTGAATCAACACGTTTTTCTTTTTCTAAATTAGCAACGTTAGAATAAAATCCAGTAACAGCATTATATGCACCCCAAGCAGTACCTGCAATATCTTTTTGACCAATACCGTCCATATAATATTCAAACATATTAGTAATTTGATTTATTTTACGTTGACTAATATTAGTACGTTCCATAAGAAGATATTCACTATTAAATAGTTTCTTGTAACCATTTTTATCATCATAATCAAGAAGAGCTAATCGTTCAGCTTCAGTAAGTTGTAGATTAGCAATATATTTCATTACTTCTTCATCAGACATTTTAATAGTTAAAAGACTATCATAAAGTTGTTTAGCATTATTAGCATGTTCACAAGCTATTTTTAAAATTTCACTACCACGTTCGATTTTATCTCTAGCAGATTTAGTATGTTTTATACGAATATATGAATTAGAACTATTTAAAGCACTATTTAACATATTAGTACAAATAACTCTAATAGGAGAAAATAAAATATTTATAGAAGAACTACCATCATGAGAATTACTAAATACAAGATAATTATCTATTTCATCTTTACCAACTGTAATAGTATTAGGTAATTTAGCACTAACAAATATTTTATGTCCATAACCAAATTTACCAGCTCTATCCCATTGAGCTTTATTAAGTCCAATAGCATCATTAAAGAAATTAAAAGCTTCAATATTTTGAATAACTTCATATTTATCTTTAACTAAGCCTAAAGGAGTATTAGTATCTGTACGATAAGTACCATAAGCTTTAGGACAATCTCTATAAATATAACCATCCTTAGCAAACTCACCACCTAATTTATTAAATTTATTATTACCATTAATACTAAAAGGCATACGAGCAACTAAATCACATTTATTTACATAGAAATCAAGTCCAGCTTTTTGCATAACTTCTTGAGCTGTAGTACAATCTGAAACGTCTTTTCCTATACCACTAGCCCAAGGTAAACCATTAACACTATATTTACTCATAATTTTATTTTATTTTTTAGGAGTTATAATACGAATATAACCATCACATACAATTTCTATTTTATTAATTTCTTCACCATTTATACGAACTTCATTCTTTTTATTATATACAGATAAAACTTTAATAAGAGCACCTATAGTCATATTTTCATTTTTATAAAATCATCAATATCATAATAGTCAATACCAAAATTGATAGCAGTTTGTTTATCGCTATCACTAAATTGACCTTCTTTACCTGAAGCATCACCTATCATACACATATTTTCTTTACCAACAAGATAATCATCATCAAAAGCAAAGTTTTTAAGTAAATGTTCTAGCATTCCTGTATTAGGTTTTCGATAACAACTATCTTTATCATTAGTATAAGTATAAGCACTTTTACAAATACAATCTTGACCTATATATTCTGTTACACAATCAGTAATATATTGAAGTTTGTTTTCAAAATTATGTTTATTTACATAACCTTTTTCTATACCACCTTGATTAGTAACAATAAATACATATTCTGGAGCAAGTACTTTAAGTTTATAAAGAAGATGAAAATTTAATTTCATATCCCAAATACCTCTTGGAAACGGTTCATCATTTATAGTGTTAATAAGAGTGCCATCTAAATCAAGAAATACAATTTTATACTTTTTCATAATTTAATTATTAAATTGTTCAACAACAACACCAACACATTTAAGTAAATCTAAACCATTTGTTTTACGATAAGATTCTAGATATACAACTCTTTTAATTCCTGCTTGAATAATAAGTTTAGCACATTCAATACAAGGAGAATGTGTTATATATAAAGTACTACCATAAGTAGCTTTACCATATTTAGCACATTTAAGAATTGCATTACTTTCAGCATGAAGTACTTCAGGTTTTGTATGAATATCTAAATACTGACAATTTTTACAATTAGAATTTATATTCGATGAAGCGTTTGTATTACAACAAAGACAATTCATACATCGTTTATCTTCACATTCATTACTTAGACCACTAGGAGTACCATTAAAACCATCTGATATTATTTGATTATCTTTTACTATAATAGCACCAACTTTAAGTTTTTCAGCATAACTGTTTTGAGCACAAAGTTGAGCAACATTAATATAATATTTATCTGATTCTTTTTGATTCATTTTTATTGATTATAAAAAGTTATACTTTCATCATCTGCAATAACTGTAGTACATAAAGTACTTAAAGCTTCAACAGAACAATCACAAATATCTATAGGAATATCATCAGATAAACTTCGACAATCTTGATTAATAAATTATCGAAGTTCACCTAATGTAATATTACTATGTTTTTTACTTTTTAAAGTAGCAAACATAATATTTTATTTTATAACAACATTATCTTTAATTACATATTTAGCAAAAGTAGGAATTTCTCCATTACTTTTAACTTCCTTCTTAACTTCTGTTTTATCAACAGAAGGTTTAATAGTAGCTAAAACTTTATAATCTAATAAAGAATTAATAAGTTTAAGACCATTAGGATTAGTAATTAAATCTTTTAGATTAACTTTAAAATCTAAATTAGCTTGAAGATTAGCCAAATCATCATCTGTATAATTAGTTTCAACTATATCTTCTTCATCGTCTTGTTTATTTTTATTACAAAAATCAATTACATCTTTAACATCTAATTCTTGTTGATTAGTAGTATTTGTAAAATGAAGCCAATTAAAATATCTAAAGAATCTATTTACAAATTGTTTTGTACCTTCTTCATCAACTTCAATAGAATCAGATTTACAAATACTAACTTTACCTGTACCATAATCTAAGAATTTAGTACCTGATTTATTAGTATCTCCAAAAGAATTAATAGCCATAGCCATAATCTTTTTAAGATTATCTATAGTTTTCTCTTTAGACTTTTGTAAATCTTTAAGACGAGCTATTTCTTCTTTAATACCTTTATTATCAAGTTCTAATTGCTTTATATAAGCAACATAACCTTGAATCTTAGTACTAAATTCTTCTCTTTTTATAGTAAGAGCTTCTTCTAATTCTGGAGTTATTTCTCCTTCATTTTCTTCAATACTATCAAAAATAGCATAAAGATCTTGTTGAATATTAAATATACTAGCCATTTCTAAGTCTTTTAATAAAGTTTTTAATTTTATTTATACGATAAACAATTATATCTTTTGGTTCTTTTATATCAAATTCATCAATTAAACTTTCAAGTTCATCTATATTTCTTATATATCTAGAAAGTCTAGATTCATGTTTAAGAATTTTATCAAAACCTTGTTCAATAACTATAATCAATATAATACCATAACATGATATTATAAACATTAGTACTAGAACATTATTCATTTATATTTAAAGTTTTCAATTTAAGACGATAACTATTATACATTACAAGACAATTATCAATATCTAAATCATACTTATCGAGTAATTCTTCAGTAGTTAAATTTGAATTTTCTTTTGTAATACCTATTTAAAGTACTTCATTCGTACCAAAACTAAGAATATAAATGTATTCTTTACAATCATTAATATCTGCCATGACCTTCTTCTGTTAAAACAATATGTTTACTAAGTTTACCACAATTAGTACAACGACTAATAAAAACTTTACCTATAACATTTCCTTTAACATCAACATAAGATTCTTCTTTAATTATTTCATACTTATGTAATCTAAAGAACTTACACCAAATATTTTGTTTCATAATTTTCAATAGTTTTATCAATAGTTTTTGTATTAACGAAATTATTCCAACGATTGATTTCAGTAATACAATCATTATCTAAATAAAGAATACAAACAGGAACAGTAATCACCCCTCTTTGTTCAGCTTCCCAAATAATATAATCATCATCACAGTTTTTAAATACTACATCACATTTAGGAGGATTATTAAATAACTCCATTTCTTGTCTATAGCATTCATAATTACCATGTTGATAATGAAATAATAGTTTCATTATATTACCGATTTTTGTAATTAACTATTTCATAACCTTCATCTTCAAGAGCTTCTTTAATTTGTTTTACTACAATTTTTGCATCAGGATGAGCACCACCAGTATAATCAAATAAACGAAGATTTATTATATATTCCCAATCACGAACACTATAAGTATAAGCAACTTTACTCATAGTATCTAAAAATAAACACCATCTTGCATCTTCTGGTTTAAGATTAAGACCATATTTACTTCTAGATATTTTATAAAACCATTCGTCAACTTTACACATAAGTTTGACTAAACCTTTTTTATAAAGATTAAGTCCAAACATCCAATGACATTTCTTAAATACAATACCAATTTTCTTAATAAAATCTACATATCTAGTACTACGTTCAGAAATAGCATTAGGAGATTTACGATTTAATTCTCTAGTAATATCAATACCTGTATCAATAACAAAAGTATAATAAAGCATTTTATTACTATAAAAAACTTCATTATTAGCAGCTACTTCATAAGGTATTTCATATTGAGAAACTTCTTGTAAATATTCTTTAGCATATTGTCTATTAGTAGAAACATAAAGATAATTAGAATTTTTTGCTACATTACAATAAGGATTATATAATAAATTATGTATAAAGAAAGCTTTATAAATTTCATTATATGGAATTTTATAATAAACACCTACATGACGAAACATACTACGATGCTTATTTTTCCATAAATGATTACACATTTTTTCATTACCTACTAGTTTATTACTAGCATAACAAATTCTAGCACATTTAGCTATATGTAGAGCTTCATCATCTCCTTGATGAATTAGCTCTACTTGTGGTTCTAATATTTTCATATTATTCTCCTAAATCAATATTTTCTTTCTTATTAACACTAATATTATTTATTTGACGAAGACGTTCTTTACAAATATGAATAATTTTTTCATATTTGATTTTATCATCTTCACCATCTTTATGACGACATATACGCTTAACAATATCAGCATCCCAAGGATTAAGATTCCAATCAAGCCAAACACTCCAAGGCTGTATAATATGTTTACTATAATCGCTAGAACCAACATTGTTACGTCTAATATTATCTTGACTATCATTGATAACACCAAGATAATAAAGTTTTTGATAAAGTTCATCATTAATTTCCATAATTATAACTTTTTAATTAATACCAAATTTATTTTCTAGATTATAATATTTAACGAAACTCATAAAATCATCAATCCAAATATGATGACAACCAATAACAACAACATATTCCCATTTATCAAGAAGGTTACCATTATTAGTTTGTTTTTGTCTAAATTCTATATATCTTAGATTATATAATCCAACTTTAATGTTTTTACCATTAAAATCATGTTTAATTATATTACCTTTTTGAGGATTATCATTAAGAATAGTACGTTTATATAGTTTATACATCAATATAGCTTGATCTAATGTAACACTAGCACTATTAGATGTTTCAACTATATCATGTTTAGGATTATATTTACTTTTTCTATATCTAAGTTGAATATTATTAAATGTAATTTTAGGATAAAGTCTATCAGTTATCCAACTACCAGTACCATATTTAAAACTACTAACTACAAATTTATTATATTCGATACAATCAGTATTATATCTAGAACTATTAAAATCTCTCCAATTTTTTAATCGTTCTTCATAATGTTGATTATTATATTCTTCAACAGCTTTATTATAATTATCTTTACTTTTATTAATATTAGATTCTAATATAGTTCTTGTATTAGATGTGATAACTTTAGCATAAAGTTTAATACCATCTGTCCATTTTATTAAATTAGGTCTATCATCAAGATTAATATTAATATTACGTTTATTAAATAAAGCTTTTAATTCATTTTCATTATAATCGTCATTCCAACGAGTTTCTAGTTCTTTACGAGATATACCATAGCCTCTACAATATAAACCATAAAAATAACTTTGTTCAAGTTTAAGTTTTTCTTTTTTATTAAATATAGTACCAGCTATAATCTGTTTAAGAGATGGAAATGGAACATCATAATAAGTATATTTACTCCAATCAAAATTATCTTTTATACTTAAAACATTATCTAAAGGTTTATTATACCAATCATATTGTTTTACTTTATATCTTTTAGTAAAATTATAAATTTTAGTATAATCTGTATAATCATACCAACTTTGATAAATAGTATTTTTATTTTTATAATTAAATAAACTATTAATATCTTGATGAACTATTGTACGTTTACCTTTAAGAACACCATAAAATTCAGCTAATCTATCAACAAAATTTTTAATAAGATATTTAGTATGAACTTTTATAACTTCCGATAGCTCCCCCGTAGAGAGAATATGTGGATTGGTTATAGTTTCTTCAGTAAGAAATACTTGATAATCATCAGGAATACTATTAATAAGTTCATTACTTCTTTTAAAAAAACTAGTATTAACTAAGATAGCTTTAATATCTCGATTAATAACAGCAACACAACAACGAGCATTATAATCTAAATTACTATTCCAATAATAAGTGATATTATTTTTATCAGCATTTTTATTTAAACGAAATGCAAATAACCAATCATATTTACCACTTACTATATATCTTTTATTACTATAAACATAAGTATCATCATGTATCCAACGATGATATACTTCTTGTCTAGTAAAACAATGTCTAACACGTTTACCATTTTCTTTAAGTTCAGCACTTTCCATAATGTTAAATGAGTTAATTGTTATACAAATATATTAATTATTTATTAGAAATTGAATTTTCTACAATATTTTATTTTTCGATTTAAGCTAGTCAAAATTGATAGCTTTATAAACTATCAACTACCACTATATAATAGCGTAGAGAAGCTAAGAGCAACTAAATTCAGCTTGTTTACTCATAGTTTTAACTTAGAAATAATCAAATCATCACAACTTCTCTACGGGGGAGATAAAATAAAGTAGCAACTAGAACTACAAAGAGTACTAATTGCTACATTATATTAAACATCTAAATAGTATATTACACCATCTTCATTTCTTTCAACTTCTTCAATAGAAATAGAAGTTCGTTCTTTAATTTTACATAAAGAACTTGTAAACCATATAGGAGATAAATCTAATTTTATTACTTTATTATTTATAATAACACTACGACATTGAACTTTATCATTAGTATTATTTAGCATAGCAATATAATAATCATTAGATTTAGTATGCTTATTATATTTTTTAAGAAAAGCATAATATGGATGATATTCTATATTTCTACTATAAAGTTTTTTATAAGTTGGATTAATCCAAGTATTAGCAAATATATTATTTTCTACTGCATCATAAGCACTAAGATTCATAATAAATTAAATTATATCAATACCTTTAGCATGAAATGGAACTTGTTTAACTCCACTTCTAGCTCTATATTCTATTTTCATATATTTTCCGATATATCTATCTTTATTAATTAAATATTCTTCTTGAACATCTTGTTTTTTATTTATAGTACATTCAAAAAGTTCATCATTAATATCATTACGACAAATAAATTTTGGAAGATGCTTACGTTTAATACCTTCGGGAACAATATCTACTATTAGAAATTTACCATCTTCAATTCTTTTAAATTTAAGCATTGAATTATTACGTTTACCACCAAACTGATAATCAGCTTTAGTATCCCTTATAACTAAACCTTCAAAACCTAAATCAATAAAATAATCTCGTTGTCTAATAGCATCTTCTATACAATGGATATTATTAAAAGATGGAAGTAGAATAAAACGTTCTTTGTTATTAAGATGTCCATTTTTAGATTTGAAATCATATACTTTAGTATTAAAAGCAGTTTCCAAAGTAGTATATCTATCAATAGCAGGCATACTATCAATAGCTAAATCATAACACCAAAATTGAAGTTTATAATGTTGAGGCAGTTCAGTATTTTTAATAAAACTATTAATTTCATTAATACCATAACCTGGAAGATAAAGTTCACCATCAAGAGCTATACCTTCTTCTATCATCATATTAAGGAAATAGTTTGGAATAATAGGAATTATAAATTCATCTAAATAACTAAGTTTATCAGTCCAATCTATACCATGTCTGCTATGATATTTAAGATATATATTATCAAATAAACCATTATCTTTATAAGCAGTTATCAAACACCTTTCACCATCAATTTTATATTCTCCGAAATATTCACTTTTAGTAAAAGGTTTGTTATCTTCTAGAGTTTTACAAAGCATAGGTATAAACGTACCATCAGCATGAGTATTATCTTTAGGAAGATAAGTATTAAGATAATTAATTAAATCTTTATCATTTTTAAAATAATCAGGAGCATTATCATATAAATCAGATAAAGCTTTATATCCTTCTTTTTGTTTAGCTATTATTTGAGATTTAATTTCTTCATTTAATTGTCTATTTGTTCTAATTTCAGTAGTATGACCTAATTTACCTACAAGTCCATAAGTAACAACTATTTTATTAGTAGAATCACTTATTTCCCAAAATATAGGTTTACCTTGAGCATTACGTTTATAAAATTTCATTTTATTTTACAGATTTGATATTAAAACTAAGAGTATTAAGTTTAGCAACTTTAGCTGCTAATTTTCTTTCAGCTGCGGATTGCTTAGGAACTTTTTCTTTAGTTGTAGTACTTTTCTTTCTAGTACATTTAGGTTTATCTTCTGTTACATCATTATTTTTTGTTTTAGTTTTACTTTTAGTTACTTTTTGTTTATAAACAATAGGAGGATTTTGTTTTTCATATTCAAGATTATTTTGATGAAGCATTAAAAGTTTAATAAAATATTCATCACGCTTGCATTCTTCAATATAATTTTGAATAATATAAACAGTTTCAGTAATATTTATTTTATAAGAATGATCTATAGTTTGTATAGCTCTCATTCCATTAGAATAAATATTAGCACAATTTAATCTACGAAATTGATAATCTAAATAACAATCAAGTCCAACACTTTTAATTTCACTATCTACAAAGTTACTAATAAAAGTATTGGACTTATCTATATAATTATTTAGAGGACTTATATCAACCATAATTATAGTTTTGTTCTAAATAATACAATTCTTTTTGGTTTTTTCAAACAACCATGAGCATATTGACAAAGTCTTGCAGGTTGCCATGTATGAGTATAACGATATTGTCTTATAGGAGAATGACATTGATGATTTTTATAATCATAATCAGAACAAATACAAGCTCCTGTAAAACTATTAAGATGTTCTAGAAAATTAAAAGTATTAATTTCAGCTAAATCATTACTTCCATTATTAAAATCAACTTCACCATAACAATAAAGTTTTTTAGCTTGAACAGTAAAAGTACGATTACCTCTATCAATTTTAATATCTTTACCTTCGTCAAGTAAATCTTCTTCTTCTTTAGAAATACTTGTCATAACAACTATTTCTTTACAAAGACGATTAGTTTTATTAAAACTAACAATATGGTAATCCTTGGAAAAAGGCATCTGTATCGTGTAGAGTTTCTTTGTATCTAAGTTCGACATATCTTATAGTTTCATTTATAAAATTATCAATTTGTTTATTATTAAATTTTTCATGTAAATCAGCAAAATCTTTACATTCATAATTAGGAAGTCCAAACTCACCACGAGTAATAAAAATATAAGGTATATCATAAGTATCTTTTAAATATTTAGCACCGGTTCTACCAGTAGCATCAAAATCTAAAAGACTTATAATCATACCATCTTCTGCAAGTTTACTAGAAAGCCAATTATATTCTTTTTCTTTAAGTTTATAATTTTCACTTGGTAAATTCACAACGCCAACATTAAGTTTAGCTTTAGCTCCCCCGTAGAAGAGTGTATTAGATAAATGACTACCTATACTAAGTCTATCTTTACTACTTTTAGTTATAAGTATGTAATCATAATTATCAAGTTCTAAATTAGGAAGTCCTTCAAGAACATTACAATTAGTTACAAATTTAAGTTCAGTACTTCTATTACGAAGAGGAAAATATAATTTTATAAAATAAATACCTTTACGATTTTGTCCTAACATATAAGCATAACATGGGTCTTTAGCTTTATAATAATATTTAGGATCACTATTAACACCACGATCTATATAATATTGATCTACAGGTAGAACAAAATGAGTATTAAGATAATTAAGAGAAATATTCCATTTACTCCAAATCTTTTTATCATCTTTGTTCCAACTACGAGGTACAATTTCAATAATAGGTCTTCTTTGTTTACCTACTTCTATTGCATCTCTAATCATATCAGTAACATTTTCATCAACTTCTTTTCCGTCAATAATATCAGAAAATGTATAAGCTATATGTTTAAGAACATAATAGAAATCTTGTTTATTATTAGTTTCAATTTTTCTATTACATATCAAAGATAAGACATAAGCAACTACACCATAAACATCTTCAAAGAATCCGAATCCTCCGAAGTCACGAACTTTAAGTCTACCTTTAGTATTATATTGAATACCCATACTTTTGTTAGTATCATTATCTCTAAATACAGATTCTATAAGATGATTATTCTTAATACAATCTTGTACAACTTCCATTGGAATATCAAGATATTTACTAACAATAAGTTCTTGTGAAACTTTAGATTCAATATAATCCTTAGTAAGATTTGTAGTATTAGGATTACGCCTCATCATTAAATGTCTTAGATGATTAAAAAAAAGGAGCAGTATCACTAAAAGCAATACCACTCCCAAAACATTAAACCATTAACTGAAAAAAAAACTATTAGAATGGCATTTCTTCTCCTGCTGCTTGGAATGCACTATTATCAACAGGTATACCCATAGTAGGAGCACCAGCCATTACACCTCCCATAGCAGGAGCACCCATACCAGGAGCACCAATTGTAGGAGTTTTCTTAGTTTCTTTTGGAGTAATAGATTCTTTAGCAAGGTCTAATCGAAGAACAGTAGGAGGACAATCCTTCTTTAGGAGTTCAACTACACCATTACCAATAAAGCTGTCAAATGCTAAATCTCCATTAGCACCAACATTAATCCAATCACCCTTACGCTTCTTATGACGAAGAAGTTTCAACCAACAAGGAATAAATTTACCATCAGAAGTCTTATAAACTGGTTTAGCAGTTTCTCCATCAGCAAGTTCAAAGCTACCATTAAGCATAGCAGCGGCATTTTCAAAGATAGCACGATAACCAGCAATTACATCTTCAACTTCAACAGAAACATATTCTCCATTTTCATCAAAATCTTCAAAGGTCAAACTCAAAGCATCTTCTTCAGCTTCAGTCATTTCACGACCTTTAAGATAGAATACATCAAGAATATGCTTAATCCAATTAAACACATTATTGACTCTCCAATCTTCACTTCCACCAGGAATAGTATTAACATTACTTTCAACGGGGAATAGAGTTTGATAAACATGACGCTTCTCAGAAGCATTAGCATGATTAGAAGCAAAATGGAAAGTAAGACGAGGAATAGACATACCTGTAAAAGACTTAGCTTCTGCATTGTTAGACCAATCAACTCGTACTTCTTCAAGATGACCTACAAACAAGCCATTTTGTGCTGCATCTTTCTCATGAAATTTAAGTTGAGCAACAGCTTGAGTTTTGTTACTAACACCTCTTCTAACCTTCTTTGCAACAGTTTGCGCATTTACTGTTGCAGCATTTGTTTTAATGTCTGACATAATAACTTAATTAAGTTTTATAAAATAAATAGAGATGAAAAATGGCGGATAACCACGTAAAGGCTATCCGCCACAATTATGTTTAACTTTAGGACAAGCTACAATTAAGCTTCTTTCTTAGATACACGAGCAATCGGTTCTACATCCTCAGCAAATTCAATAGGATAAATAGTAACCTTAACATTCTCATGACCATTGTTATAATCTACTTCCTGAGCATCATCAAGAAGAACGTTAAAGATACGATTCTTCTTATTAGCCTCATCACCAAGATCAGCCTTCAAAGTATTCCAAATAGCAGTATCTGAGAAATTCAACTGAAGACCTACACCTGTAGCACTTGAAGTAGAAGCAGTCTTAGAACCTGAACAAGCATGGAATTTAGGAGATTCTACCATATCAATAGTAAGCTTATCAGCAAGTTCCTCATCAGACATTTCACCAAATTCAGAAACAAGAGCATCACGATTAGCTTCTACAAGTTCCATCTTGTGAGCTTCAAGATACTTAGCCTTATCTTCCTTAGTAAAACGCTCTGAAGCCATTACAGGAGTACCATTAGACTTATACTGAGGAACACCCTTAGCAATAAACCACTGAGTAAATGCTTTAAGAAGAGCATCTTGACCTTCACGAGTATCAATATCAATACCATTCTCCTGTGCATAAGCAACTACATCGTCAACACGAGCTTGAATAGCAGCTTCAACACCAAGAATATTGTTCAAGAACATAATGTTCTCACCTACTGCAACATTCATTGCCTTAGATACCGGACTAGTAATGCAGAACTTACCTACTGTAGAATTAACTGTAAGCTGAGGAACAGCATTAACTGTAGCTGACTTCTGACCTGCAACGATAGCACTAACACCAAACTGAATTTTGTTACCTAACTTCATAATTGTAAAGTTTTAATAGGATTAATAAAAATAATAATAATTAGAATAATATGATGAATAACATCAATTTTAAAAGAAAGTTTATTGAAATTCTTAATATATGTAGTTCTTAGTTAATCATGGATTTCTTCATAATTTACATCCATAATATCACTATCTTCTATATCTACATTATTAACAATTTTCAATTCTGTAGTTTCTTGACAACCCATAATAGCATCAGGAGCTATATCACGAGCACCAAGAGTAAAAGCACGATGACCTATAAGAACTCTAGGATATTTCTTATAAGTATCTTTTTCAAACAAACCAGCAGCTTGAGCTTCTGTATAAGAATAATGACTAGTACAAACAATTTCATGTTCTTTACCATTAATCATTTTATATCTAGTAAACTTATATTCAGTAACATAATCTACTGGTTGAGCATTAACTCTAATAATTGGAAATTTACCCTCTTTAGCTACGTTAAGAGCTTGTACTTTATTAATACATTTAACGCATTTATCACTAACTTGAAATTCGTTATAAATATTACCTTTCAAATCAGTATACCATTTAACAGGATAAACACCAACAACATCATCTGTTGTTTTTTCCTCAGCTTCTTTAGCAGTACGACATTTAACAACATATTGAGGAAGTTGTGTTTCTAAATAAATCGTATTACCATCAGTATACTGATACTGAGGAGTATAATCTTTAGTGCATTCCCAAACTACTCCTGCCCTTGATAATAACGACTTAATAATATGAACATCAATACCAGTTTTACCATTGATTACATGGATATGTTCAATACAAGTTGAAAAAGGAAGTTGAAGGTCTTGAGCACGTGTTAAAATAGCAAGACCATCAGCAACACTTTTAATACCACCTTTTTCACTTGTCATAAACTTCTTTAGAAATACTTCAGCACTTGCAAGCTGCTTTTCATCAAGAAGATTAAGAACACGTAAACTAGTAGATGAGTCATCATGTCTTGTAACCAATGCACGATTACTACTACTATTAATTTGTTCTTTTTGCTTGTCCATTTTTTCAAAGAGCATTTGTTTTATTCAACACTGCAAATATACGAATTTTCTTTTAATCAACAACAATAAAATCAGAATTATCTTGCTCTATAATAACTTTTTCCTCATCATTTAACACTTTATGATTAGAAGAAAGCATTTGACCATCTAATAACTTCTCTTCTGTTGAATTTTTACAATATATATTATATAAATGTATAGTGTTATCATTAAATCTCAAATTATCCAAGCGATAAATATAAGATTTTATTTCCTCACATTGAGGAGAAGTAATAATAACAATATCTATATTAACACATAAAGTTTTATCTGGACTATTAGAAGTACTAAGTACTCTAATATTACCTTTATTAAAAGCAGCTTCGTTAAATGTACGTTGTGCTCTATCAGCCATCATTTTACGTTCACCTTTACGATTACCACTTTTATAATATAAAGGATTTCCATTAATATCAACAGCAGGAATTGGAGATACTTTATCATGATAATTTCCACAAATAATAGTTTCAGATAAATTATTAATATAATCTGTAACTTTACTTGCAAAATCAGCACGTTTATTTATTATAAGTATCTTTTTATTAGGATTATCACGAACAATATTATAAATAACATCTAATTTACCATTATAGTCAGAAAGAAGATTACTTCTTTTACGAATTATTTCATAAGTATCAGAAGCTCTATCTTTTAATTTTCCAGGATTATAAAGTTCATCTATTTGAACATTAAATTCCATAGACATATCAAGATGTTCATTCCAACCATTTTCTTTAGCTATTTGAGAACAAATTTGAGCAGAACTTATATTAAAATCTTTATTACCTATTCTAGCTTGATTCATAATATCAAAGCTACCGAATATAGACATACTAGTAGAAACATATTCATTATAGTATTTTAGAAGTTTACCTTCTTCACTATCTTCGGGTATATTAACACCTAAACGAATATCTTCTACGGGGGAGCTTATACGAATAGCATTTATTTCATTTTGTTTAAAATCATCTAAAATAGGACAAAGTTTATACAACAAAGCACTATCATTATTATTAGCTAAAAGTTTATTCATAATTACTAGTTTAAACTTACTAAAATCTAATAATGCTTTAATTCCACGATCAATAGTAGTAGGATGATAAATAATACATAAAAGAGGACTACCTATATATGAACTTTTAGATATAAAATCATTAGTAAATACTTTAATAAATCCATCTTTTATAAGTTTTTTAAACTCATTATTATTTTCATCTTCTCCTTTTTGATTTGTTATAAACTCAATTATAGCAATTCGTTCATCAAAAGAGTTTACACAAATTATTATTTTAGCCGTAGGGCTTTTATTACACACGCGCTGAAGAATACCTAATACCATAACTTTATCGTTTAATGGTGGCAAAATAAGGGCTGTGCCAACCCCTTTTTTGTCTTTCCAATGGTTCATAGCATCTTCAAAAAGTTCACCAAAAGTTTTCATAACACATTATTATCTAAATCAAAATCATCAAATAGAGAATTATATTGTCTAGCACGAGCTTTAATCAAAGCCTTACCACTTTTAGTACCAAGTCTTTTATCTGATTTAAGATTAGGACTAATACCAAGTTTAATAGGGTCTATAATTTTATAACACTCTTCATAATAATAACCATAATCTATATTTCTTTCTTCTATAGGTTTATCGTCTAAAGAATTAAGAATTACAACAGGTTTACCACTAGCTAGATTACTTCGTTTTTTAGTAACTTTATGTTGTTTTTGAATTATAACACCTTTAGTAGATACATAAAATCTAACATGACGTTGAGAAGTAATAGTTTTAACTTGACGATTTTCAACTATACTATAAACAACATCAAATTGTTTACCTACATTTTGTGTTTTACAAAAATCAAGAATATCTGTATGTTTACGTAAAGTTTCAGATATTGGAACATTATTTGTAAAATATTCAAAAACAGCTTTAGCAACTATAGGTTCATCATATCCTTTCTTTAAATCTTTAAGATATTGTTTAGGATCTAATGCACCTTTAAATTCAATATCACCATTAGTTTGAATATCAAAGTAATTATTAATATCTCTACTTACAATAACTTTATATGTTTCATAATCAGCACCCATTTTATTATGTTCATTCCATTCATCAGTAATTCTTTTATAAACATCAAATTTATCTTTTGGTAATTTAATTACAATACCATCAGTATTTGCTGATATAACATGAATACCTTCAAGTTCAAGAGCTTCTACAAGAGTCATTGTCATTAACTGTCCATTAATAGTTACTTGCATTTGAGCAAATCTATCATAAAGAAAGAAAAGTTCAGAACCAAGTTTACCATAAATACTATTAATAACAATCTTTAATGCTTCAGCTCCTACTTTATTAGGAACTCCTTTAATAATATGTGCATCTGAATCTTTAGTATGTTTACATTTAACACGAGTATCTTTTAAAAAAGTTAACATCTTAATAAAAGCAGTTTTATTAAGATGTTTTGGTGAAATACCATAACTAATCATAATACTAGGATAATACGATGTGTACATTTATTGAAAAAGTCTTTTACTAATAAGATTAATTACTTCTTATCAACTTTTTCCTACATATTTCTATGTAGATTAGACTATATCTTCATTTTGTATTATATCTCTTTTTCTACCTTTTCCTTGAAGCATTATATTATTATTAGCATCTAAATAATGCCATATAAAACCTAATGCTCTTTTTTTAGAACCATTACAACAACCTAACAATGTACTTTTTGCAATATTATATTTAGCACAAACTTCATCGCTAGATTCAAATGTTTCTAAAAGAATACCTGTACTTTCTTCAAATTTACCAATACGATTGTTTTTTAATGCTTTCATCTTATTTTTATAAGCAATAGTTTTATGAGTTTCTTTACTACTTGTTTTACAAGATAATCTTTGAGCATCACTTCTATATATATCTTTAATTTGAAGATTATACAAAGTTTCTAAAGAATATTTTCTTTGATAATTACGTTTTTTTATAAATAAATCACTATCTGTAAATTCAAAAACACCAAAATCAAATGAAGATTGACCATATTTATTATAATCAGCTAACATTAAATGATTTGGATGATTTCCTTTACGAAGTTGACTAAAATGTTTTATTATTCTGCTACCTATGTCTTTACTTGAGCCTATATAAATAAGATTTGTTATTTTATTTTTAATCCAATAAATACCAGCTTTTTTAACTAAAAAACTATAAGTACCATAAGCAACATTTTGATTAGAACGTTGTTTACCAAAATCGTTAAATCCATCTGGAGTTGCTTTTCTAGATGTTCTAATAGGTTTAATAACAATAGAAAATCGAACACTACTTAAATCTTTATCTTTCTTCATAACTTTAATATTTAATTATCATAATAATGTAAAGATAATATCTAAATAGATAATAACAAAATGCACCGTGCTTCAATTTAGTTAATTACTCTAAATTTACGTCTTTCGACTAGTCGTTGAACCTTTATCTTTATCATTATAAAGATACTCGGCTGCGGATTGTCCAATATTATTAGTTTTTACCATACTTCTACTCTTTCTGTAGAACCATAATGTATATCACTATCATTACTTGGTATAATAATCTCTAAGGAGTTTCCCGCAATTCTCGGTGTTTATTCACAACTAACATCAATCGTGATGTATATATTCATACTTATTATCAGATTTACATACTCTAGGTGGATCTTGACTATGAATACCACCAGTTGCTATAGTATAAGTAGTACCATAAAAATTAATAGTACGTTCAAATTCATTTTTAGTAGTACGATATATAGATACTTTCTTAATATCATCAAGAAAATCTTGAAGCTGTTTAGTTTTAAATTTAATATGAGGAAATATAATCTTATTAAAACTAAGTCGATGTCTTTCAGTACGACCTTTAATAAATTGATCTTTTCTAAGACCACTCATATCAGAATAAAACTTAACAGTAAGTTTATCTGCAATATTAGCTCTAGCACTACATAATACGTTTACACCAAAAGCTGCTGTAATACTATATCTAAGCTTAACTTCATCAGGTTTTTGTCTAACAATTTCACAACATAAGAATACATCATTCTTATTATAATAAAGCATAGGCTTTATATATTTAGGAAGAACATATCTATCAAAATCATTATCAATTAACTGATTAAGTTCATCTAAACTTAAATTCTTATAATTATGTTTTTTACGCCAATAAGTATTAGCTTCTTCTTCATCAATAGGAGGAAGAGTAAAATCTAAAAGTTCATGCCATTTAAGATTAATAGAAGTTTGTTTAAGAGATTTACCAAACTTAATTCGTTCACCAGTATCTTTATTAGTATTAACACCAGCTGAATGAAGTCCATAAACTCGTTGTAAATCAACAGTACAATAAGGTAATCTATAAGATCTAAGAAGTTCTATATCTTTATCATTAAAGAAAGCATCTTTATCGTTTTGTAAACTAATAATTTTCTTACTAAGTTCATAAAGATATTTAATAAGTTCTTTAGTAGTATCAAAACGATTAAAGTGCATAAGAAATCCTTTAATCATATAATCATCATAACCTTGATTGTTAAAACCAAACAAATCAGTTCTAACAGCTTCTTGTGTTACATTACCATCTGAAGTAGTTACAGTATTATATCTAGCTTCCATTTGATTAATATAACTTACAAGTTCAAGTAATTGACTATCATTAGTATCTGAAATATAAAATATATCAGATTTAACTTCATCTAAACGAGCTTTTATTTCAGCAACACTTAAACATTCTGTTAAAGCTTTAGGTTTACCTTTAGAATCAACACAATCTTTAAATTTAAGTAAATAATCTTTTAAATCTATAAAGGTAATACTAAATAGATTAGGAAAGATTTCTACATCTACACATTTAGAAATAATCATAGTATTCTACATATCATGATAGAATTTAATTTCATCATCATTATAACCATGATCAGCACCAATTACATAATGTTGATTATTATACATTCTCTGATAAATATCAGGAAACTATTCCCCTGTTCTTTTAGATTTAACAAGAACTTTAGTATAAGCTTCAAAATGTTTCATAATTTAAATATTAAGAATTTTATAATTAGTAAAATCATTATTTTTAATACTATTATACCATCTTATAAGATTACTTTTAAATATTTCATACTTATCAGAATCAGTATAATTTATAAGAGGTGAATAATTAACCCAATATCGTCTATTATTTACAGATACAAAAATAGTATCAAAATAATCACTTATATTACAATTTAGAAATCTTCTACCAGCACTTCCAAGTAACATAATGTTTTTAAATTGATACTTTTTCATATCTTCAACAAGATAACCAATACATTTAAGGTAACTATCTTCATTTAGTTCACAAGAAATATACTCATTACATCTAATTAAAGGAAGAATATATAAGTCATCTAGCTCCCCCGTAGAAGAAATGAGTGATTTTATAATTTCAACTTGTTTACTAAATTTCATACCTCCTTTTTTATAAGCATTATAATCTACATTAGGAACAATAATACAATTACCGAAATAAGGATTACCAATTCCTTGTAAATTATAATGCTTAGTATTAAAAAGACGTATTACACAATCTTCACAATAGTTCATTAAATAACTATATCTTTGGTAATAATTTTAGTCAACTTACCTCTATAACCTCTAGCTCTAAGTTCTAAGATTAATTCTCTAGAAGTTACATCTTTGAATTTATCATTTTTAGGAATATCATCTTTTTCACAAGATTTACAAATCCAACGATAAGTATTTGATCTATAATGATTAAATTCAGTTATAGGAAGTTCTTTACCACAACATTTACATTTACGTATTATTGCAGGAATTGTTAGTTGATTATTATTAGCATCCATATTTAATATAAGCTTTATTTTTACATCTACTCAAAGCAACATAAAGTCTACGATTTATTTCTTCAGCATCAGTATAAGGATGACCATATTTATCAAATACAATATCATCTACATCTACAAATACTGTATCAAAAGTAGAACCTTGACTTTTATGAGCAGTAAGAGCAAAACCGTAATCTAAATCTCTTGCAAATTCTATTTTACCATCACGATTAATGATATTAGTAAGAAGTAAACAAGATTCTTTAAATTGAAAATAATCTCTCCAACGTTGAGCACGAAGTTTAGCACTAGCTGTTTTAGCAGATTTAATTAAATCACGAGATAATTTTACATACATATTAATAGTAAAATTATTTTTATGATCTACAATAAATAAAGGATAAGTATTAGTACCTCCATGAATTGCAGTAAATCGTATCATAAAACCTTTAAGATTATATTTAGGATGTGTATAATTTACAACATCTTTAAGAATATATTCTTCAGAATTTTTAATAATACAACTATTAAATTGGTCTACTATAGTACAATAACTAATAATCAAATCATTCTTAGTAATTACACTTTTATCAGCATCTTTAATGATAGCATTTCTAACAAACTTATTCCAACCTGAAACAGTATTATTAGTATAAGCAATTACTTTAGCATAATCTACATTTTTAGTTAATGTTTCATCGTTAAAATTAGTATATACTACTTCTTCAAACTCTTTACTAGTACAAACTTGATAACCTTTAATGTTATCATCATCAAATTTACTACGATTTTTAGATATATAATTTAAAAAGTTAAAACTTTTATGTTCTATATCATATCGTAATAAATCAAGAAGATAACTTATAGGATTATTATCACCTTGTCGAACAACTTGTTTTAAAGTATTTATTTTGATACCTTTAAAAGCAGAACTATATTTTTCGTTTACAGGAGCTAATTGAGAACCATCACCAATATAAATTATTTTACATTGATTACTTTTACAAGTTTTCTCAAGAAACATACATAGTCCACGATTAATCATAGAAGATTCATCAACTATATAAAGTTTATAATCTCCTATTTTAATTCTACCTTTAGGGTCAAAAGGAGGATTGGAAACATCAAATTTCTCTACATCAAAATTAAGTCTAAGACCTAAATCTGATTGTAAAGTATTAACTTTGACATTTCCAATCCCAATACTTTCAGCAAGTACTCGACAAGCTTTATGTGTAGGTGCAGCAAGACCTATTGTAGAATAAGCCATATTACTATTTCTAATAAGAGCTTTTACTAGATAAGTTTTACCAGTACCAGCAGCACCTATTAATGCTCGTTTATAATCATTAGGATTATAAGGAGTATTTATAAAATCTATAAGAGATTCATAGGCGTTCATTTGGTCATTAGTAAAATTAGTAATACTTACTGCATCTTTACCATTTGCTTGACTTATACTTGTTATGTTCATTCTATTTTATTTCTTAAACAAAGGTTTATCCTCATGAGTTAAACAAGGTTTATAATCTTCTACAAAAGAACTAAAAGATATAAAATCTTTATATCTAAAATACATCTTTCCGTCTATTCGTACAATATAACCTGTAATAACTATATTTTCTCTAAAAGGAATATAACGTTCTACATCATTGTAAAGGTTAGATGAGGCTTTATCTCTTATAAGACATAAAAATCTACCATTATCAATTCTTTCTTTACTAAAAATTATTTCTTTACCTTTAATATCATAACTTTCAGTAGTAAAAGGAATTAGTAGAATATCAGAATTTTCTTTATTATCAATATTGATTTTAGCTTTAAAACCTTCATCATCTTTGATAACTACAGCTCTACATACTCTACTAATAACATTACTTTTTGTAGAAACATTACGTTTCTTTTTATTTCCTTTGGCAATATTAATTTTTATACCAAGAAGAGGAACAACCATAACTACTTTCTTTTATCAGTTAATTTATGTTCTTTTGCAGCTTTCTTTGCAGCACGTGCATTAGATTTAGCTACATTTTCTGAAACAACTCTAGCTGTACCTTTAGCTGTATTGTCCCAAACAAAATGGTATCCGCAATAATTTACAAGATAATCAATTTTACCCCACATACGAATACCAATAATTACATCTTTAGAAGCACTAAGACTTCTAGTAACTACATTAACATTACCGATACGACCAAAACTACGAAGGTCTTTGCTTTCATCATGACGTTTTGCCATTTTACAACAATTTTTAAAAGTAAATAATTAAGTTAATTAAAAGCTCAAATAAGAGCATTGTCTTCTTTATGAGAATCGAACTCATTTATAAGATTATTTGTAATATCTTACGTTTTACCTATATAAACTAAAAGAAGAAAACCATTACGACTTTCACAAGCAGTAATGGTAGCGGTATCAAAATCAGAGATTTATAAATACCATAGGACAAAAACTGAGATATGAGAATAAAAGAATAATTTTCATTAATAAAAATACTACGACTTTCACAAGCAGTAGTATTCAATAAAACATAGAAATAACATCTACCAAAACAAATCATATCTAGTACCTAGAATGGGACTCGAACCCACACAAGCTAAAGCTCAACAGATTTTAAGTCTGTCGTGTCTACCTATTCCACCATCTAGGCAACATCTTCCATCATAAAAGTTATATAATATATTTATTTATGATTTCAGAGAGTTTATTTTGTTAGTTAATGAAATTATAAACTAAATCATTACAATCTGTTGTGCTCAAAATAAACTATCAAATTTGACTTATTTGGTAATGCTTTCATACTTACGAAATTTATAATCCTCCATCAAGATATTGATTATCCAAACAATCAGGACTACAACAATACATATCAGCATCACAACTTTCAAGATAATCTCTAACATCTTTATCAGACATTGTTTTAACCATTTCATCTAAATCGTTCATAATAATATAAACATTGAGATTAAAACTATTATAGTAATACAAATACTAAGAATAGCTATATTCTTAAACCTATTACATTTATCAACAATTTCTTGACATTTACTTGCATATTCATCACAACTATAAGTAAAATCATTTACTTGTGTGATAAGATTAGCAATATCATTATTTTTATTAGCTAAATCAATATCTTTGTCACTAATAAGTTTATTTAGATTTTTTATTTTATCATTTAAATCTTTATTAGTTTCATTAATCTTTTTATGAATATCGTCTTTACGAAGTATAATATCAACTAATTCTCTTTTAGTCTTATTCATTAAAGTATTAGACATAATATTAAATGTATTAATGGTTATATTATTTTATTCAAATTCAAAGTCATCTCCAAAATTATCATCTGATTCTTCCATTATTTCACCATAAAGGTCATAATCATCAAAATCAGAACTTATACAATCAGAATCAACTTGAACTTTATAAGCATCAAAATTATCTTCCATAAGTATGACAGTTATGTTATTATTAAATTTGATGCAAATATAATCATTTCTTCTAAAGGGGAGCTATAATACAACTATTTTAAGTAATAATAATAGTTTTATTATAACTCCCCCGTAGAAGAGTTTTGTATTACATTATTACATTAAATCGTTATCATAATAATTTATCATAATAATATCTTCGAGCACTTTATCAGTATGTATGTTAGCATACTTATTCTCTTCAGTTTTCCAATAAAGACCACCATCAGAAAAATCTTGTTTAGTATGATATGTTACATCATAATAATTATAAGTAACAACCATATCACCTGTAAACCAATTTATAAGATCAATATCTTTAACATTGATAATACAACGAGTTTCTTTAAGCTTATCAATAACTTCAAGAACTTTCATTTTATTGAAATCATCTTTAGTTTTAATAAATGATTTTATTTCATTATTATCACAAAGACACATTTCAATAAAACGAGAAATTCCACGTTTACCTTGAGTAAGTCTAAGATGTTCAGCTAAAATATTTAGCATTTGGTCATTCTTAACATTAGTAATAACCTTTGAGATAGCTTCTTTAGTAATCATAATTTTAGTCCTCCTTAAATTTTAAATTGCAAGCATTCTAGGTTTACCTTTAGCTTGATGTTTAGTAAAATAATTACAAGCAAGAACATAAGCTCTTACAGGATTTGATGTAGCAATAGTTATATTATCTACTACATCGTTAGGTCTAGATGACCTAAAGAAATACAAATTAATCATTGTAAAGTCCTCCTTTTATTGTATTTTTTGATTTAATCTTCTACTAATACAAATAATGTACTAATAGAAGATATTGATGTTTATTTTGAAGTTATTTGGTATTTTCTACCCATTTTGATTTGAATTTCTTTAGGTAGATACATACGATACTTCTTGTTGGTTTTCTTACTAGTTTTCCAAACATAGTAAGTTCCAGTCCTAGACTTATATACTTTATAAATGTTATCAGACATCTTATAAGTATAAGTCGTAGTACTATCAACATTAGATGTTGAATGTTTTGTAGGTGCTATAAATTGTTGAGCACCTGCTTGTAATGATATTCCTAGTACCATTACAAGCAACAGTGTTAATTTTCTCATTATTATTGTTGTGATTTATAAAGTGAGTCAATTATTTCTTTTTCGTTGTTGATATTATCTTGTTCTTCTCCATCAAATTGTGGACAATCATAATTATAATCGTCCCAAAGAACATCAGCTAATTCGTTAATCATAATATCTTGATATTCTATCAACTTTTGCTGATGTTGAATAAGTTCATATTTAAACTTATTCGATTCTTTGAGATGTTCTACACCATTTTTATTAGATTTAGTAAAAGAAACAAGTGTTAGTGTTGCAGTAATACTTACGATTGATACTACAACATTGATTGCTAAAGATTTAATTTTGTTCATTGTTAGTCCTCCTAATGTTTAAGTTTATACCAATACTAATATCATTTTAATATTGGTAATGTTGTTGATACTGAAACGTTCCCATTTCTGAATTTTGGAATTCCAAATATGTAAACAATTATTACTTACTTTACAAGCTAATGTTTCTAATACACATGGAATAAATTCTTCATGTAAACCAAAATACACTGATACTGATTGTCCTGCAATTTCTGCTGCATCAAGTAATCTACGTAATTTTTCTTCTTGTGTCATTGTTAGTCCTCCTAATTTTAGTAAGAGTACTAGCACTTGTGATGCTAATACTCTTACTGAGTTTTTTAGTTATTGTATTTTGAATCTATAATTCTAAAACTAGATATTAGTTTACTATAATTCATCTTTTTTGAATTGCAATTCGTGTTGTTTAAGTTGTTGTTGATGTTATTTGTTTTGTTTGAGTTGTTGTTTTTCATTTTGTTGTTTGTTTTGTTATTTGTGGTACTTAATTTAGTACTAATACTCCTCGTACTCGTACAAGGTTGAACCCAACCTTTAATTGTGATTATCTCATAACAGTAACTATAGTTATTATATTACTTAATATACTAATAGTAGTAATAATATAAGTAATATGGTAACTGATAGTTTTGACGATGATTAAAAATGTTATTGTTTTTGGATAGTTGTTATAAGGAAAGTAGTAGTTGGCAGTATATTATTTTTGATGGTAATGAAAGATGAAGTTAAGAATGAGCTGAAATTGTAAATTGGGGAACTGTTCCACCTAATCTTACACATACTTCTACACATCATCAAAATCCTATACATGATACCAAATACTACTTTTCTTACATCTAACTAATCATAGTGCTACTATTATTCACACTACTACTTCAACACTTCTAGCAAACTTCTTGACATATCTCCTTCAAGATATGAAAGAAATAAGCCAAGAGATAACAAGCTAGCTACTACACCTAACATTAGATATAATAAACAAGTGATGATTTTATTGATGATTTTCTTCATGATTGTATTAATAAAATTCAATAAATTCAATATCTTCGAATGGTACTAATTCCCATCTATGGAAATCAGTATTCCAAACATAAAGATAATGTGTATCTACATGAGTATCTTCGTATTCTTCATCGCTGAAGTCTACAAATACTCTGAGTTGAGCTTTAGTTACTACTACAAGCTTTTCTTTTAAAGTTCTACCAAACTCTAAAAGTTGTTTTACTTTTTCTTCTGTCATAATTAGTCCTCCTAATATGGTTTTAGTTGTTTAAAATGTTAATTCTTAAAGCATTATTACAAGACAAGATTAAACCGATGCTTATACGATAAGTTAGCTAGTTTGTATTGGAACTTCTTGTCTTGTGGCTACGATTAGTGATTATCGTTAAAATGATGAAACACTTATACGATGAACCAGCAAGTTTGAATCGTAACCAAATCTTGGTTTGTAGTGGTTGAGGTCAAATCTTGGTTTGTAGTGATTGAGATTACATTATTTTTCGTTTTGGTGTTGGTGGTTGTATTGGTGGTTGTGTTGTGTTTTTGCTATTTTGTTTTTAGAATATACAAAAGTAGTACTAATAAAAGCACTACTTTTGTATATTCTATTTTGTTACATTCCAAATGGATTTGGAACAGCTGCTGCCTTGACAATAGCGGGAGCTGTCGTTACTACTTGCATAAGCATTTGCGCGAAAATCGGCTTTATGTTTGTTTTTACCTTTATGATTTCACTTGTTATGCAATCACGAGCGTATAACTCATTAGAGTTTTTACGCTGTTCTCCTTGCTGATGCTCTTCGCGTTTTACTACGATCTCCGCGTTTGTCAATGCAAGCGCAATGATTTGTGGGTTAACACATTTCCCCATTGCCAATGTGTCGGCCAGTTGTATCTCCGGAACGTATTGGCCCACTTGGTTTACTACGGCATATATGTTCAAACCGAACATATTTGTTTGTTTCTCTTCGCCTGTTGAGAAATCTATTGTAGTAAACTCTTTATTGAGCACAAATGTAATGCGCTCGTCCGTACCTTGTGGCAACATAACTTTTGTTATTGTTGCCGTTATTGTGTTAGCTTCCTCTGCGTTATTTTCTTCAGCGTTAACTACTTCTACGCCTTGGGCATCTTGTTCTTGTGCATTTGCATTTGCGTTTGCATTAGTGTTAGCGGTTTTTGTTTCTTTGCGTGTCATAGCTTTAATAATTTTAATTTGTTAATGTTTTGTTTTGTTTGTTTGTTGCGCTCTTAGATTTTCAAGGTTTTAAGGACGAGTTTCACCTCCCTTTGCAGCCTTTACTTTTTCTTTTGAACGCAAATCTTGGATAGTAGTGGAATGAAGTTTATTAAAATCGGAACGATTTTAATCTTGGTTTTGTAGTGGACGAGGTGGGGGTATTCGACATCGTTTATTAGCTACGGGGGCTACACTCCAACACCCTCCCTCTCCCACAATTAGACTTCCCGAAATTAGATTTTTAACATTATAACCTTTATCTCCTCATAAAACTCATCATTCCTTTCCTTACTCATCTTTTTACTAATCTCACCATTTAGTTTAATTTACATTCCTTTTTTCAATTACAACACTATCACAATGTTTATTATACATTTAATATTTTATTTTTCATACAACTAAATATACAACTAAACCAATAATTAAAACTATTACATTTACATCTTTTCCATTATAACTTTTATTACAAAATTCATTAATACTTAAAACCTTAAGTCTAGCACCACAAAAACTAGAATAATAAAGTGTAGTAAGAGTATAATAAGTATTATTAAAAATTTGATAACTTAGAACTACAGTTTTAATATTACTTACATCTACAGTTTTAGTATTACGACTAGCACCTTTATAAACACTAAAACGAGCACTGTTTGAAAAACAGGGCGAGGCATAGCTTTTATATCTTTTATTTTATTATATATACGTAGTATATATAATAA